AAAAAGAGAGGAGTCTTGGGAGTCAGGCGCACAAAAACCCCCTTGACGGGCACGTGAGGGCCGATTTGCGCGACTCCCAGCTGACTCCCAGCTGACTCCCAAGACTTCCAACCTGGGCTTGCGAAGAAATTCCACCTACTTCACTTGCCAATCATGGAATCGTTTGGCATACTTGGGGTAGGAGAATCAGTCATGATGATCAAGGTTTGGAACGGCGATGACATGGACAAGGCTGAACTTGAGCTCGATACCGTGATCGTCGTCGGGGCATACAAGTATGCGAAGGCGGTTCTCAAGACCGGGAAGCGGATCACAGTCTGGCGTCGGGTCGGTCGCAAGGGAAACTGGATTCTTTCGAGGGGAGGATGAGTATGGGACACAGAATCACGGAATCGGATCGTTTCGGCTACGTCGGCCAGCGTGCGTGGCATGGGCTGGGTCAGGAGCTTCCTGCGGGACTGAAGGCGACTGAGGGCTTCAGAGAGATCGGTCTGGATTGGAAGACCGGGCTGGCTGATCTGGTCGCGCAGACCGAGGAAGGCGACTCACTGCCCGTGAGCAGTCACAGGCTTCACTACCGTCTCGACACACACACCCCTCTAGGCATCGTGTCGCAGCAGTACCAGCCCGTTGACAATATGGAGATGGCCGAGTTTGCCGACGCCATCTCGGGTGTTGAGGAGGGCGTCGAAGTGGAGACTGCTGGCAGTCTGCGAGAAGGTCGAGTGGTCTTTGCCCTCGTACGGCTTCCGCACACGATTGAGGTGACGGATGAGGACATTCTGCACAACTACATCCTCGTCCGCAACAATCACGACGCTGGTGCGGCATTTAGCGTCCACCCCACCAGTGTGCGGGTGGTCTGCGCCAATACGCTCCGCATGAGCGAGCGAGACGGATCCAAGGGGATCCGAATCTGGCACACCGGGGATCTGAAGACCAAGCTGGAGCATGCCCGCCTCGCCCTGGGCATTGCTACGCAGGCGTCGATTCACTTTGAGTCGAAGGTCCGGCTGCTTGCGGCCCAGCATCTGAAGGCCGACCAAGTCCGACAGTACTTCCGGACTGTTTATGATCGGACTTGGGGGGTGATTCCTGACGGGTTTGAGAGGCAGCTAAGGCATCGCGACAAGATCCTCACTAGCTGGGAAGAGAACATGGAGGATGCCCTGAAGGAGATCCGAGGTACGGCTTGGGCCGCATACAACGCGGTCAGTCAGTGGCATGATCATCAGCGCGGACGGTATCTGCCCGTCAGTTCCTCCGATGCTCGCGTCCACTCAAATCTCTTCGGAGGTTCCGCCCGAGACAAGCAGGTGGGGTTCCAAGAGGCAATGGCCCTGGTGTAATTTTTTCTTCCTACTTCACTTGCCAACCGTGGCATACTTGGGGTGAGCATGAACCATTGGAGGACGGAATCTGGTGGCTTGGGCGACGGAGATGGCCGGGGCAAGAGCCGAATCCGGTAACGAGGCATAAAGACTCCCCTCACACCCGCCCGAGCGGGTCAAGGCGATGCTCTGGCCATGAGGCGTGATTATGACGCATAAACAGGGCATCTTGTTCGCTGACTATTACCGGCTGGTGGAATTGCTCGGTGAACCGGAGCGAGATGATATTGACTGCGATGCCCAGCAGTGCGAGTTCCGATCAGGGGGCATCGTGGTTTGGGATTGGCATGGTGATCGACCCGTGGAGAGCAATCGGCGGTGGTCGTATTGGGCTCGCGATCCCGAAACCCGGGATCGATTCCTGAGAAGGCTATGACTTCGTATGAAGGAACACATTGTGGATGAGAGCCTGAAGGCCATCGCGGCGACGGTGACGAAAATTCCACCTACTTCACTTGCCAACCGTGGAATCGTTTGGCATACTTGGGGTGGAAGGAGCGAACAATGACGATGGAACAGTGGAAGGCCGAAGCGAAACTCGTGAATGGGCTCTATGGTGGACATCATGGCAACGGTAGGGCGGTGCAGAAATGATAATGAGAGTTGTCGGGGATGCTACCTTCGAGTTCGATGACGACGAGATCGAAGTCTCTTTCCAGGCATTCATCGTCGAGGACCGCTATGCGGAACCACCTTGGACCATGGTGGATAACCTGGAATGGTTCTGCGATCACGATCATCCGCCGGATTGGCTTGGGGATGCTATCGAGCAGATGATCCTGGACGACCCGCGCAGATTCGAACAGGAGGAAGCTTGAAATTCAAGACCAAGCCATTCCCATACCAGCTGGCGGAGTTTGAGGAACACGCTAAGACAGCTGCTAGGATCTTGCCTTGGGAGCAGGGAACCGGCAAGACTAAGGTCGTGGTGGATACAGCAGCATTCCTCTACGCCGAAGGCGAAATCGATGGGCTGCTCGTCATCGCGCCCAATGGGGTGCATCGGAACTGGGTCTCCGACGAGATTCCGACTCACATGCCAGACGATGTTGACGTGCTGTGCCATACGTGGTGGAGTACAGATGCGAAGTGGCACCTGGAGAGCTATGAGCGGGCGCTAAAGCACCCGGGCTTGGCCGTACTCACCATGTCATACAACGCGGTCATGACGAAACGGGGCCAGACAGCCTGGAAGAAGTTCCTGCAAAGGCGCAAGTGCCTCTACGTGCTCGACGAAAGCCAGAAGATCAAGAATCCTGGCGCGAAGGTGTCACGTCGAATTATGCCATCCAGCAAAGCCGCTGCGTACAGAAGGTGCTTGAGCGGCACTCCGATTGACAACTCTCCGTTTGACATCTACAACCAGCTCAAGTTTTTGGATCCGGAAGTGTGGAACCGGCGCGGGTTGCGTACGTTCGCTGCGTTCAAGATGAAATACGGAGTCTGGGAAACCTGGCAGACTGCCAATGGTGCGTTTCCCAAGTGCGTCGCCTACAGGAACCTGGAGGATCTTCAGGAAGCGATGTCTACTCTTGGACGGAGAATTACCAAGAGTGAAGTCTTGAGGGATCTACCAGAGAAGCTGTATAGCAAGCGATACGTCGAAATGACGCCCGCCCAGCGCAAGGCTTATCGAACGTTGTCAGATGACTACATGGTGGAGTTCGAGCAAGGATTGGTAACAGCGAACTTGGCAATCACCCGTCTTCTGAGATTTCAGCAAATCGCCTGCGGGTACATACCGACCGATGATGGCAAGCTCCAGGTACTTCCGGAAAACCGACTCACAACTCTCGCAGATTTGTGTGATGATCTTGCGCACAAGGCTATAATCTGGGCGCGCTTTCGCCGAGACATCGAGCGGATTTCAGCGCATCCGACGTTCCAGGATCGTTGTGTGGTAGTGGATGGGTCGGTTTGCGGTCAAGCCAGGGGGCTTGCACTTGAGTCTTTCCAGAGTGGTGACGTGCAGTTCCTGGTTGCGAACCCTGCTGCGATTGGAACCGGCGTCACACTCCATTCAGCTCAGACTGTGATTTACTACTCAAACTCATTCAAGCTGTCGGATCGGCTCCAGTCGGAGGATCGCGCTCACCGTATCGGTACGCGCCATGCGGTGCACTACATCGATATGGTTTGTTCCGGAACAGTTGATGAGAGGATCGTTGAGTCGCTACGGAAGAAGGTTGATGTGGCTTCTCAGATCACAGGCGATAAGTTGAAGGAGTGGATTTGATGGCGTATCAGGTAAGCACGAGCAACGAACAGATCAAGCACCTTGAGGCGTTGGTCAATCAACTCTTGGAGGCTGAAGAGCGCGTCTCTGATGCCGAGCAGCGTTTGGCCGACGCCGAGAAGGTGAAGCGGAAGATCGAGGAAGAAGACATTCCCGAATTGATGGACTCGCTCGGAATGGAAGAGTTCAAGGCACCTTCCGGATTCCAGGTGAAGGTGCGACGTTCAATCAAGGCATCGATCGGTAGTAGAAAGCGAGCCGCATTTGAGTGGCTCCAATCCCACGGACATGGTGCTCTGATCAAACGCAGCATCGAAGCTCAGTTCGGGCGGCAAGACAGCCAGGATGCGGAGCAGTTGCTACAGGAACTTCGTGATAGATTTGATGATGCAACCGTTCGACAACATATGAAGGTAGAACCATCAACGCTCTCGGCATGGGTTCGGGAGCAGCTGGAATCCGGGGAAGATATTCCCCTGGACGTGTTCGGGGTACACGAGCGAAGGGTCGCTCAAGTGAAGCAAGGAGATCGAAATGAGTGAAGTGGTGAAGAAGAACAAAGCCGAACTGGCGAATCTCGACTACGGAGAATACGGAGGAGTCGGCTTTGAGAGCCAGACTTCCGAAGACATGGCAATCCCCTTTCTGGGCCTGCTGCAAGCTCTCAGCCCGCAGGTTCAGGATGGCGACCCGAGCAGAATCGAGGGTGCCAAGCCCGGTGATCTGATCGATACGGTGGCGGGCGAGATTCTCAAGTCTCCAGTCGCCATCGTGCCATGCTACACGGCACAGGTATACGTCGAGTGGGTCCCGCGTGACACGGGTGGGGGATTGGTCGCTGTGCATCAGCTTGGCTCTGACGTCGTCACTGAGGCCCGCAGAAACGCTGTTGGCAGGTCTCTCCAGACCGAGGCCGGAAACGACCTGATTCAGACGTTCTACATGTATGCTCTCCGCTTGGACGAAAAGGATGCCACGGAGTCGGTGTCGCCGATTGTCATCGCCTTCACTTCCACCAAGATCAAGGCGTATCGGAAACTGATGACGAAACTGCGCACGGTCAAGGGCAATCTACCACTGTTTGCTCACCGGGTGGCGATCTCGTCCATCGACGAGCGCAACAAGCAGAACCAGCCCTACAAGAACTTCAAGCTGGAGCCTCTTTTCGGATCTGTCTCGGAATCGATCATCCTTCCTGATTCCCCGGCTGCTGGTCTTCTGGACGAGGGCTTTGCCCTGCATCAGGCCATCTGCGAGGGCCACGCCCGGGCGGCGTATGAGTCGCAGGAACCTTCCCCTGAGGGCGACGAAGTTCCTTTCTGACGCGGTGGACGGTAGCGGCGTGGTGGGTACACGCTGCCCCACATAATGGGGCTGTGCCGGGTTCGAATCCCGGATACCGTCTTTATGAAGTGGTCTCCGCAACAGGCGAAAGCGCTGGAATCCGTTTCTGCATGGCTGCAGCGGACGGACCAGCAGACGTTCTATTTGGCAGGCTATGCCGGCACAGGCAAGACCACCCTTGCTCGTCACTTGGCTGAATCTGCTGGGCGGGTGTTATACGCATCCTACACAGGCAAAGCTGCCTCCGTGATGAGAAAGAACGGTTGTTATGCGGCCACGACCATCCACCGGCTGATCTACTGTGTTCATGAGAAGTCTCGTGTACACCTGCGTGAACTTCAGAAGGCTCTGGAAAAAAGTGAAGGGGAAGAACGGAAGCAGATCATCAAGGAGATTGAAGCCGAGAAGCAGGCGCTGAGACGACCGGGATGGAGTCTAAACCCTAACAGCAAAGTGCGAGAAGCGGATCTGGTCGTTATTGACGAATGCTCGATGGTGGATAGCCGGATTGGCCGAGATTTGGAGTCGTTCGGCGTTCCGATCCTTGTGTTGGGCGACCCGGCGCAGCTCCCGCCCGTTCGAGGGGGCGGCTATTTCACTGACCGCAAACCAGATGTGATGCTTACGGAGATTCATCGCCAAGCCCGGGACAATCCGATCATTGACCTAGCCACCCGGATCCGCAGCCACAAGATGCCAGGCGAAGGCTGCTATGGTGATTCGAAGGTGATAGTTGGCAAGCCATCTAGGGAGCTAGTGGAGAGTTGCGATCAGATCATCGTAGGCTCCAACAAGACCCGTCGATCGGTCAATAGTCATGTCCGCCAACTTGCTGGGCGCGGTCTGGGACCCGAGGTAGGGGACAAGCTGGTTTGCCTGCGAAATAACCACGAGACCGGGCTTCTGAACGGAACGACGTGGTGGATTGTGGACATCCAGCACGTGGATGATAGGGTGAAGGTGGGAGTGACACTTCGATGTGAGGAGGGCAGAGCTGTCGATACAATCATTCACCGGCAATACTTCAAGGGGGACGAGCCTGATTTCTACGAGATTCGAGACGCGGACTGTTTCGATTATGGATATGCATTGACTGCACACAAGTCACAGGGTAGCCAGTGGCCAAGAGTCTGTGTGTTCGATGAGGGGTGGATTTTCAAGTCGGATCGCTGGAAGTGGTTGTATACAGCAGTCACGAGGGCATCCGATTCTGTCATTATCAGCAGGAGGAATTGAAAACATGCAAGGACCGAGACTTCCTTTTTCAGAGCAGCTACACCAGGAAAAGTATCGAGGCAGGGGCGAATCGTTCCGCGAGGCCATGAACCGTATCGCGGCAACATTGTCCGATGACAAGATACACTTCCGAGCCTTCCGAGACACGCTACTGGACATGCGATTTCTTCCAGCTGGCAGGGTCCAGTCTGCCATCGGCTCCACGCGCAACGTCACCCCCTACAACTGCTTTGTGTCAGGAGTGATCGAGGACTCGTTTGTGGACGGGTCGGGTTCCATCATGGCTCGCGCGGCGGAGGCAGCAGCGACCATGCGCATGGGCGGTGGGATCGGATATGACTTTAGCACCTTGCGTCCTAGAGGGGATCTGATCAAGCGTCTCGATTCCCACTCATCTGGGCCGGTTTCCTTTATGCAAGTCTATGATGCAATCTGCCGATGCACGTCTTCGTCCGGCCACCGGCGCGGAGCACAGATGGGTGTGATGAGGGTTGACCATCCGGACATCGAGGAGTTTGTCAGGGCGAAGCAACCTGGCCGAGCAGCAGAGCCAATCCTCGAAATGCTGTCGAAGCACACACCCGGCTCGGAGGAGTGGGCGGTGTGGTATGAGGCGTTGCAGGCTGTGTACCGCTTGACTGGATTCAACGTCAGTGTGGCTATGACGGACGAGTTCATGCAGGCTGTCGAGCAGGGTGTAGATTTTTCGCTCCGCTTTGGTGGACGAGAATACCGCCGCGTTGACGCGAATGAGCTTTACACCCTCATCATGCGATCGACTTGGGACTGGGCTGAACCGGGTGTCCTCTTCATCGATGCGATGAATAGAATGAACAACTTGTGGTATTGCGAGCAGATCGCAGCTACCAACCCGTGCTCAGAACAACCATTGCCCCCGTTCGGTGCCTGCTTGCTGGGCTCGTTCAACCTTGCCCGATACGTTCGCGAGGGGGGTTTCGATTACGACAGGTTCCGCTGTGACATTCCGATCGTAGTTCGTGCCATGGACAACGTAGTGGATAAGGCACGCTACCCACTTTACGAACAAGAGAAGGAAGCCCAATCCAAGCGCAGAATGGGCTTGGGAGTCACAGGACTGGCGAACGCGATTGAAGCTATGGGGCACCCCTATGGTAGCGATTCATTCATCGCGAATGAGAGCAAGATCCTCAGGATCCTACGTGATTGCACTTACATTGCTTCAGCGAAGCTGGCAGAGGAAAAGGGATCATTCCCGTTGTTCTCCGAGAAGGAATATCTCGCTGGTGAGTTCATCACAGGGCTGGATCCGCACGCACGGGATCTGATTGGGAAGTATGGGATCCGCAACAGTCACCTAACATCCATCGCGCCAACAGGGACGATCTCGATGTGCGCCGACAACGTCAGTTCTGGTATCGAACCAGTCTTCTCGTACAGGCAGAAGCGGATCGTGGAGATGCCGGAAGGACGGATCGAGACAGAGTTTGATGACTATGGGTATCGTGAACTCGGCGTGGAAGGCAAGCGATGTCACGAGGTCACGGTTGACGAACACCTGTCAGTTCTGGCGGCTGCCCAAGAGATGGTGGATTCGGCAGTGAGTAAGACATGCAACGTCCCCGCCGACACGCCGTGGGTCGACTTCCAAAGGCTATACATCAATGCCTGGGCAAGGGGATGTAAGGGATTGACCACCTATCAAACGGGTGGTAAGCGGTCTGGAATCCTTGAGTCAGCGGACGATGACGCTGCTGCTTGTATCGTCGATCCCGCCACGGGTCGGAAGGATTGTGATTCATGATTGGTGAAGATGCTATCGGAGAGTTTTTTACTACTGCCCGCGAGCGGTATCAAATTTTTCTACGTCGGCGTCGCGGAGAACCGCCACCGTGGACGGACAGCCAGACGTTTCAGAGATGGAGATTCTGCAATGTGTTTAGGGAGCACGACCGTACCACTGAGTGGGTGCGTGAGAACATCCGCGATCCCCTGTGGGATCAACAGCGCGTCGTCACTGCTATGGCGTTGGCGAGGCTGACGAATCGCATCTCGACGATGGAGAAGCTGCATGAGGCTGGCCTTTTCCACAATTGGGATGCGCGACGCGCCATTGAAGTGATGGATTCTTGCCACTCGGTCGTGACCGGGGCATACCGCATCAACACGCCAGCTTCCCGCAGCAAAGTGCATGGGGTTGCCTGGATCGTGGACGGTGTGCACGAGATCGAAGCAGTGGTGTGGGAAAATGCGAAGAACTTGCAATCAACTTGGCAGATGTTGCAGTCTGTTCCTTACGTCGGGGGATTCATTGCGTATGAGATTACGAGCGACCTGCGATGGACTTCGATGTTGAAGGATGCGCCTGACGTCCTCACGTGGGCGAATCCTGGACCGGGAGCAATACAGGGTTTGTCAATACTTGACCATGATCTTCGATTCTCAAACAAGGCCACATCGCGCATCACTATGATGCAGCATCTTCTCTCACTGAGTCAGCACCACACCTACTGGCCAAGCGAATGGCCTAGCTGGGAGATGCGAGAAGTGGAGCACTGGTTGTGTGAATTCGCCAAGTGGTGCCGAGCAGAGCACTATGGTCAAAGATTGAAGCGGAGATTCCAGGCATGAGTGCCATCAAGATCGCGATCGTGGGCGTCGGGAACTGTGCATCAGCCCTCGTGCAAGGATTGCACCATTACTCCCAGCCAGGCATGAAACCAGATGGGGTGATGGAGCCTGTGCTCGGCGGTTATTACCCGCATGACATCGAGGTGGTGGCAGCGTTCGACGTCGATGATCGAAAGATCGGGCTCGACGTTGTCCAAGCGATCTGGTCGCCACCAAACTGCACCTACCAGTTCTCCGATGGAATGCCGTTGACGGGTGCAGTGGTGCGTCGAGGTCCTACACTCGATGGCATCGGCCCATCGCTTCGAAGCGTTGTCAGTGAGAGCAGCCTGGAGCCAGTGAACGTAGCTGAAGAGCTGCGTAAGTCGGGTGCCCAGATTGTCGTAGGCTATCTCCCAGTGGGTTCCGAGCAAGCGGTGAGGCATTACGCTCAGGCGGCTTTGGATGCTGGGTGCGCATATATCAATTGCGTGCCGGTATTTCTGGCTTCCGACCCCGACTGGGCTAAGAAGTTCGAGGAGGCCAAGCTGCCAATCATCGGTGATGACATCAAGAGCCAAGTCGGTGCAACCATTGTGCATCGCGTCCTGGCGAACTTGATGGAAGCTCGCGGTGTTCGTCTGAAGCGGACAAGTCAACTCAACGTCGGCGGCAACACAGACTTCCTTGGCATGCTTGACCAGGATCGCCTTGCCAGTAAGCGGAAAAGCAAGACACAGGCAGTGACAAGCGCTATTGGCCGAGAGTTGCCGGAGAGGGATGTGCACGTTGGGCCAAGCGATCACGTGCAGTGGCTGGACGATCGAAAGTGGTGCTATATCAGGCTGGAAGCGGAAGGTTTCGGTGGTGCGCCGACCAATATCGAGCTAAAGCTGGAGGTGCACGATAGCCCCAATTCGGCTGGGGTTGTGATGGATGCGATTAGATCTGCGAAGCTTGCTTTGGATAGAGGCGAGAGTGGAGCTTTGCCGGTTCCATCAGCATATTACATGAAGTCACCACCAGTGCAGATGAATGACCATGAAGCCCGGTCAATGCTCAAGAAGAATGGGCAACTGCCATGGTGATCAAGGGTGACCCAGAGACACACCGGCGATTCATGCGGGAATTCTGTGTGTGGGAGATAGCTGGCGGTGGTCCTGATCCACACATGAAGATCGCGCAATGGATCGCTTGGAATGATCCGCGTGTTGAAGACGTGGCTTGGTGGTGTGGATGCTACATCGGACCCTACGTAATCGCTACAGGCGAAGTGATTCTTCAAGACTGGCGAACTGCAAAGGATGTTGTGGAGAAGGAGGCAGACTTCCGTGCTTGGATGGCCTCCAACTACGACGGATTCCAGATGCGTCGTGAACGCAGAGCAATCTATGGAGCGAAACGCTTCGCCGACCACATGGTGGGATACGCCAAGTGGCTACAGACCAATCCATTCGAGGGGGTGAGGGATTTCGAAACCGGATGGCATCGAGTGACGCAGGTGCCGGGTAATGGGAGGTATGGCAGTACCAAGCTCTATGAAGTACTACGTCGGGTTGGGCTATTTCACCACCCATTCCCAGACATCCGCCCTCGCGGCGGTGATTCCCCAAGGCAGGCGTTGGCATGGCTGCGCCCCGAAGAAGTCGAGATACTCTGTGGGGGCAACCGTCCAGATACCCTGGTCCGGGTGAATGAGATCGCCCAAGAAGAGAAGAATAGGCTTCGGGACCAAGATGGCATCGACCTGGATTGGTTCGAGTCTGAAGTCTTGCTGTGTGAATACAAGCAGGCCTACGACGGTGGTCAGTACCCAGGACGCGCGCACGACAGCGAGTTGGGCCGTGCCAGAAAGATCGAGGCAGCGTTTCCAGAGGTGCACCTGAAGTTGTGGGAGGCGCGTAGAACGCTGTTCCCGCATCACTGCCTGGGTGAGATCGGGAATAGGTGGGATGGCCGACGCGGCTTAGGTAGTGTTATTCTGGAGTACGACTACACGTGGTCAGATCTAGTGTATGACTATGCTGCAACAACGGACTTGGCAAATCCTGTGCGGAGAACGGGCTAATGCTGCGCAACATCATCGATGAGCTATGGATTGGCAGTATGCCTACTCCGCAGATGGTTCGACAGTGCGGGGCGAGTGCGATTGTGTCCTGCGTCAAGAAAGGTACACCACAAGAAGTTCAGAACATCGTGAAGGAGTATTCCCACTACGCAATCCCCGATGGGAAACGTTGGCACGGGATCCTGTTCGAGGCAGCGATACAGGATGTGATTCAATGGCTTGACAATAACCACACCGTGTTGGTTCATTGCCATGCGGGACGGAACCGGAGCCCGGCAGTTTCGGCAGTTGTCCTGATTCGGCAGTATGGAATGACACCAAGCGAGGCGATTGATACCATCCGACAGGTGCGTCCGCGTGCCTTGGCAAACCCGGTGTTCGTTGATCGCATTATGGAGATGCAGAGATGATCTTGATGATTTGCGGCACACATGGGTCGGGCAAGACTACCCTTGTGAGGAGAATTCTGTCGAAACTAGAGCCCGGGGGTTCTCAAATTTTCGCTGGACCAAAGAAAGTCCCTGTTGGTGTGGTCTATGACAACTGGCTTACAGTCATGGGACGCTACGACGAGAATGCTTGCGGCGGGTGCGATGCGTTCTCTTGGCGAGGAGCCGCATATGATCTCGAATCGACGGTGAAAGAGGAAGTGCAGCGAGGACGTCGCGTACTCATGGAGGGTGTTCTAGTAGCAATGTGGGGAATGGATAGGCTACGTCGCCTGAACGGCTTTGGCCTAATCCAAGTTCAGTTGGATACCCCTCTTGAGCAGTGTATCAACTCCGTCAACGAGAGACGTAGGGTGAGGGCTGAGCAATTGAGGCGTGAATTCAAACCTTTGGACCCCAGCAATACGGAATCGAAATATAGAAAGTTTACTAGGACACTCCATAAGCGCCAGAGGCTCGGTATCCCTGTGGAAGTTCTGGATCGTGAAGCAGCGTATAGGTTTGTGTGTGAGAAGCTGGGCTTGCCAGCAGAGGAGTAGTTCCAATGAACGTGATTCGAGCGCGTAACGCGCACCAGATGTTGCCGGAAGTGATGCACCAGCTCAAGCAGAAAGGAGAGAAGCGGCAGAGTCGCAACGGACCAGTCTTGCAGCTTACAGAGCCGACGACGATGGTGTTCGACTGCCCGCTGGAGAGGGTTGTGTTCTGGCCGGAGCGGTCGGCTAATCCATTCTTCCATCTTCTTGAGGCACTATGGATGCTTGCCGGACGGAACGACGTCAAGTTCTTGGCATCCATAGTGCCGAGCATCAAGCAGTTCTCTGATAATGGGGATGTGTTCCACGGTGCCTACGGCCATCGGTGGCGGAAATGGTTCGATTTCGACCAGCTGGAAGCGATTGCTGATAACCTGAAGAAGAACCCTGATTGCAGGCGGCAGGTCCTGTCAATGTGGTCAGCAACAGCCGACTTGTCTTCTCGCAGCAAGGACGTGCCTTGCAACACACACGTGTACTTCAGCCGGGATCGTGATGGTGTGCTGAACATGACGGTCTGCAACCGGAGCAACGATGTTGTCTGGGGAGCGTTGGGCGCGAACGTGGTTCACTTCAGCGTGCTTCAGGAGTTCCTGGCGCACCAAATCGGATGTGATGTAGGGAGGTATTGGCAGGTCACGAACAATCTCCACCTATACACGGACCGGCACGCGGGATTGATGGAAGAGTTGGCGCAATACGCTTTTCCATCCAATATATACCGCCTCACCGATCGGTATGCAGCTGGCCACGTGCGACCGTATCCGGCGACGTTCTCTTATCAAGATGTACACTCGTGGGTCAATAGCCCCTACGATCTCGGCCACACAGATCCGTTTCTGCGGAAGGTGGCTTTGCCGATGAAGATGGCGGTAGCTGCGTTTGTTGCCAACGAGCCACCCGACAAATACGATCGCGGTCTCGGGAGGGTGGCTGAGATGCCTGAGGATTGCGATTGGAGAATCGCGGCGGAGACTTGGCTTCGTCAGAAGCGCGAAGCATGGGAGGAGAAGCAGAATGTACAGTGATCCGAATACCAACGACTACCTGCTCCATCTCAGTGAGATTGCTCAGAATGATGTCGCGGGTTTGCAAGCGGCCCAGAAGGAGTACGGTAATAGCTGGAAGTTGCGAGGCGGAGCTGGCGCTTTCATGATGCTTGCTCGCAAATGGGATCGTATCGAGAGACGGGTATCAAAGACCGACGGCGCTACGCAATGGGATGTGTTTGGCCACATCCTGGCAGACGAACGCTCCGAAGGTTTGATCGACGATATCCGCGATCTGCGGAGATACCTACTACTGGTTGAAGCAGAGGCTCAGGCAATGGGTGCGGAGGCAGCAAAAACCACTCACCGGGACAATCAGCCGTGATGAAAACTTACGTAGTCGGCTTGGCTTTCGACGAGCAGGACACTGAGACCGTACTCATCAGAAAACAGACTGGTCCTACAGCCGTGATTGGTTGGTTGAATGGAGTGGGTGGCAAGGTAGAATCTTGCGAAATGCCTCACGATGCCATGGCAAGGGAATTCCGCGAGGAAACGGGTGTGCGGACTGACAGCCGAGCATGGCGTCACTTGACTACCCTCTTCACGGACGAATACCAAGTTCATTTCTTCCACATTCGATCGGACGACGTGCTCGATGCCAAGACGACAACGCACGAGGAAGTTTCTGTTCTGCCGCTCAGCGAGGTTCCCTGGGACGATGTGATTCCTAACCTAAGGTGGATGATCCCGCTGTGTTTGGACCCGCACCTAGTAAACCCCCACCTGGGCAGGTTGAGGATGGTGCGATGACAGAAATGCCCCTGTTCCAACCAAAAGTGGATTATCAACCACCGAACTTGAGCCAGCTACCCAGCTGGAGGTGCGCGGAACTCGTCGGGATTGACATCGAAACCCACGACCCAGACTTGAAGCGTCTCGGCCCAGGCGTACGGCGTGGTGCCTACATTGTTGGCGTGTCGTTTAGCATCTCAGGTGGTCCGAGTGTCTACCTGCCGATGCGCCATCGCGGTGGCGACAACCTGGATCCCGAGCAAGTTCTCCGGTACCTGCGTGAGCAAGCTGCTGTATTCACGGGAACGATCGCTGGCGCCAACATGCAGTACGACTTGGACTTTCTCGCCCAAGCCGGGGTCGTGTTTCGTCGAGCCAAGTGGTTCCGCGATGTTCAGGTTGCGGATCCGTTGATTGACGAACTCCATGATTCCTACTCGCTCGACGCTATCGCCAAGAGATGGGGGTTCCCTGGCAAGAATGAAAGTGTGCTACGGGACGCCGCATCTGCTTGGGGAGTTAGTGCTAAGGCCCAAATGTACGAGCTACCGGCCCGGTACGTTGCAGAATATGCCGCACGGGATGCATCGTTGGTGCTGGACATTCTCGCACACCAAGAAAAGGAGATCAGACGCCAAGGCATCACAGAAGTCTACGACTTGGAGAGTCGTCTTCTCCCTGTGCTTGTCAAGATGAGACGCCGAGGCATCCGAGTTGACTTGAATGCGTTGGATCGCATCGAGCAATGGTCTGAAACTGAGGAGCAGAGCCAACTTGACAATATCTTCGATGAGACTGGGGTCCGCATCCGGCTGGGAGACGTATGGAAGCCTGGAGCCCTCGCCAAGGCGCTCCGCAAGTCCGGTGTGGATCTAGCCACAACACCGAAGTCGGGTAAGCCTCAGGTCAACAAGGAGTTGCTAGATAACTTGAAGGACAAGGTGCCAGTCGCCTCCATGATCGACAGAGCACGGCGCGTAAACAAGCTCCGCACCACGTTCGCGAGTTCTGTTAGGCACTACCTGTGTGGGGACCGGATCCATTGCACTTTCAATCAGCTACGTAGGACAGACGATGGTTCGAACCGGGGCGCACGATATGGTAGGTTGTCTTCGACAGATCCAAACCTCCAACAGCAACCATCCCGTGAAGACTTTGCCGCAGCGTGGCGATCTATCTACGTGCCTGACGGAGACTTGTGGTGCGCCGCCGACTATTCGCAGCAAGAGCCGCGAATGTTGACGCATTATGCCGCCATAACCAACTGTGTCGGAGCAGAAGAGGTCGCGGATGCGTACCGTAGTGATCCAAAGACCGACAATCACACTCTCTTGGCCAGGAAGATCTTCGGCTACCGCCCAGATGAGCAGCCGAGCAAGAAGCATCGGACCGATGCGAAGATCATCTTCCTGGGTCTCTGCTACAGCATGGGCGGGGCTACTTTGGCAAAGTCGTTGGGCCTACCCACCAAGTTCATAAAGAATCGCGCCGGTCGCCAGATTGAGGTGGCGGGTGATCAAGCTCAAGGCATCATCGATCTGTTCAATCGACAAGTTCCATTCGTTCGTCAGCTCGCAAGGACGACGGAAGCCCGGGCGAAGGAACAAGGATACATCCACACCTTGCTCGGTCGCAAGTGTAGGTTTCCTACATTGACAAATGGTGGGTATGACTGGACACACAAGGCACTGAACCGACTCATCCAAGGCAGCAGCGCCGACCAGACTAAGCTTGCTATGGTAGAAGCTGATGCGGCTGGTCTGAGGTTGCAGATTCAAGTGCATGATGAGATCGGGATGAGTATAGATTCTCCTGAGCAGGCATCGCAGCTGGCGAAGATCATGGAATCGTGCGTAGAACTTGAGGTGCCATCAATGGTTGACGTGGAGATTGGCCCAAGTTGGGGAGAAGCGAAATGAAGAGAATGCGATACGTGGGTAATCGTGCTTCGTTGGCTGGGCAGACTGCCATGGTGAAGCCTCATCCTGACAGCGCAGGTTGGGTGCTATATCAGGTTGACGATCGCGAACATCTCCACTCCTATGGGTGGCATGAATCTTTCTCGTGGGAATGGGAGGAAATCGATGAATAAATGGGGTGACCGTTTCTTGGGCCTGTGCCGAAGCATCGCGTCCTGGAGCAAGGACCCTTCGACGAAAGTTGGTGCGGTCATTGCCCGTGCTGATGGCACAATCGCCTCCCTGGGCTACAATGGTTTCCCCCGAGGCATCGCTGACGATGACCGGCTGCATTGTCGCGAACTGAAGTATGAACTCATGATCCATGCTGAGATGAACGCGATTCTGCACGCCCGGGAACCGCTCCACGGACACATGTTGTACACATGGCCATGTATGCCATGTTGCCGCTGCGCGGTGCACATAGTTCAGACAGGCATCAAGAGGTGCGTGTTCCCAGAGCCAATGCCAGATGTCTTGGAGCGATGGTCCGAATCTTTCAATCGAACATTGATAATCCTTGAAGAAGCTGGAGTAGAAGTGTGTCCGAATCCGACATGAGATCGAAACTCGTGTTGGCATTGCGGGAACTCGACGCGGTGGCTGTCGAGAACCCCGCCTGCCCAGGCACGCCTGACATCGAGTGCACGGCTGGGTGGATCGAATGCAAATGGGTCCAGGAATGGCCGAAACGTGAGGATACGCCCGTAAAGCTGAAGCATCCGCTCACACCGCAACAACGAGTATGGCTGCTTCGTCGGACGGCGCGAGGCGGTTTGTGCTGGGTAATGCTGCAATGTCGTAGGGAGTGGCTACTGCTTCGTGGCGATATCGCTGCCGATCATCTAGGCTCGGTCACAGTCGATCGGTTACGTGAACTCGCCGAATGGAGATGTACGAGGGGGCTAGCTAGTCAGCTGTTGGTCGAGCACCTGAAAGCGCACCGATGAAGACAGAAGCCGCGATTGAATTCTTGCAAAGATGGCGACAGGAGCCATGGGTCCTGACGTCGATCTCGTTGGACAAGAAGCGGCTCCATACGCAGACTTTCAGGAACGTCGCTGAGATGCGCAAATGGATCGATCGCATTGGAGCCACCGACAATGTCTACTTCACTGTCAACTCGGTGCGTCACGACGTGGCCAAAAAACCGTCGCGTGAGGATATCGCATCTCTTGATTGGCTCCATGTAGATATTGACCCACGAAATGGCGAAGATCTTCAGGCCGAGCAAGAGCGCGCCTTGGAATTGCTCCAGAATCCACCAGAAGGTATCCCTCCGCCTACTGTGATCGTGTTCAGTGGCGGAGGCTACCAAGGGTTCTGGAAGCTGTCTTCACCGCTACCTATCGACGGTGCAGAGCAGGCTTATCTCGAAGCTGCCCGATACAACCAGGCGTTAGAGCTAGCCTTCGGCGCTGACCAATGCCATAACGTGGATCGCATCATGCGTTTGCCGGGGACGGTGAACCGCCCAGATCGACGTAAACGCGAGAAAGGGCGCGTGGAAGCGTTGGCCGAAGTGGTCGAATGGCACGATCGTGTCTATGACATCTCTCAGTTCAAGCCAGCGAACTCCGTGCAGACCGGCGATTCCCGGCCAGGATATTCCAATGTGCAGGTATCAGGCAATGTGGCTCGCGTCGATGACGTGAACGCCCTACCTGTCAGCGATCTGTGTAAGGTCGTGATCGTCCAAGGTACAGATCCTGACGACGCTACCAGGTTTCCTTCCCGCAGTGAAGCCGTGTTCTTTGTCTGCTGCGAGATGGTCCGGGGCGGGTGTGATGATGACACGATCTTCGCAGTCCTGACTGACTCAGACTATCGGATCAGCGACTCGATTCGTGAAAAGCGCGGATCAGCTGACCGCTACGCGATCCGGCAGATTGAGCGCGCCAGAGAGAAGGCGATTGCCCCGGAACTCGTGGAGCTGAATGACAAGTTCGCTGTGGTTGAGGTAGGTAACCGAATGCGCGTTGTCACGGAACGGTGGGATCCGGCGATGCGGCGTTCCGAGCTTCGGGCCATGTCGTTCGAGGCGTTCCGAGAAAAGTTCATGCATCAGAGGGTCAGCATTGGTCAGGACGCCCAAGGTAATCCGAAGATGATGCGGAAGGGCCACTGGTGGTTGGAGCACCCTAACCGTCGCGAGTATGATTCGATCGTGTTCCTGCCGGGCCAAGATGCTCCAGGCTGCTACAACCTTTGGCAAGGTTTCACTGTCCCACCAGAACCCGGCAATCTCCATGAGCGATTCCTTGAGCACGTCTACGAGAACATCTGCGGCGGCGATGATGGGTCGTACGAATACGTAGTACGTTGGCTCGCTCGGGCAGTGCAGCTACCGGGCCTGCCAGGTGAGACAGCGATCGTAATGAGAGGAAATCAGGGGACCGGTAAGGGGTTCTTCGCGAAGCACTTTGGCCACCTGTTCGGTCGACACTACATTGCTGTATCATCGACCAATCGCCTCACCGGGCAGTTCAACGCCCATCTGCGAGACTGTTGTGTATTGTTCTGTGACGAGGCATTCTGGGGCGGCGACCGAAAGTCATCGGGCGCGTTGAAGTCGTTGATTACCGAAGACACGCTTGTTGTTGAGCCCAAGGGGGTTGACTCAATCGTCGTGCCGAACTGCCTGCATATCATGATGGCTTCCAACGAGGACTGGGTAGTCCCGGCGGAGATGAGGGAACGTAGGTTCGTGGTATTGGATGCCGCAGACCATCGCATCCAGGATCACAACTACTTCGGCGGCATCGCACAAGACCTACGCAATGGTGGCTACTCACACCTACTTCACTACCTGACTCACATGGATCTGTCTGGGTGGTACCCTGGTCGGTTGCCCCAAACCGAAGCACTGTTGGACCAGAAGCGCGAGTCGCTGGATGCGTATCAAGACTGGTGGTATCACAAGCTGCTTGATGGCCGAATCCTACCAGAGCACGACGGCTGGGAACGGGAGGTCGCAGTCGAAATGCTGATGCAGGACTTCCTGGAGCACATGCAGTGGAATCGGGCCACAAGAGCTACCCGATCGAAGTTCCAGAACTTCATCAACCAGATGGTTCCAGGTGTAGAGCGTATCCAGAAGCGAGACGCCCTGATCATCGGCGATCGCACCATCCCGCGACCGTACTACCTTCTGCTCCCATCTCTTGGGGAGTGCCGAAAGCACTGGGTCAAGAGGAACGGGGAGGGATGGGGATTCCAACCCGCCCTACCAGCATCAAACAACGAAATTCCCTTCTGAAATAATTTGCCAATCGGCAATTCGGAGCGCATACTCTGGTCATGATCATTCACCATTACTGGGAAATTGATGAGCCGGATCCGCCGATCGAAGACTTGGTGGATTTGGTGTTCGCCGACCCACCGTATAACTACGGCGTGAAATACGACGGAGTGGACGACACCCGGAATGTCCACGATTACCGCCAGTGGTGTGTATACGTCATGGGAGAATGTGCTAATCTCGTGCGAGACGGCGGTACCCTCTGGTGGCTTTGCCCCGGGCATGATGGCTGGTGGGTGTGGGAGCATCTACGCAAGATCGGGGAATTGCTTTGGGATCAACCCATCATCTGGCATGAACGATTCAGCCAGTACCAATCCAAGCGCCTGACTCGCGATTACCGGTTACTCTTTCCGGTAGTGATTGGTGATCGTTCGAAGCTGACATTCTTCCCAGACGAAATCCGAGAGGAAAGCGAGCGACAGCGCCGAGGCGACCCACGAGCTTGCCCTAACGGTCGAGTCCCTGGGCACGTCTGGAGAACGCGGCGGCTCCAGGGTAACGCTTCGGACCGAATGAGCTGGCATCCCGCTCAGCTGCCGCCTGAGCCGCTTGAGCGGATCGTGAGAGGATGGACTCGACCCGGCGACACCGTCCTCGATGCATTCGCGGGTAGTGGGTCTATGGGTGTTGCTTGCCGGAAACTCGATCGGCATTTCATCGGCTTGGACGGAAATGCTAAGTATTGCGATTTGATGAAGGAGAGGCTGTCATGGTGAATCCGCAGAAGGCGTTGCTCCACAACGCCCCCCGAGGGATGTCCCGTGAGGAAGAAGTGAGACTCTTTCGCCTCTTGGATGCGAAGAAAAGGCTGATCGAATCGCTGCCTGCCGGGAGGGCTGCGGCGACCCATTGCAGGGACTACCGGAGGATCCGCAATCAAATCGTTGAAGCACATCTTCCGCTGGCAGTCAGCATGGCAAGGCGTTCTAGGACGAATAATCTATCAATGGATGAGAAAGTGTCGATTGGGCTGGAGCGATTGGTCGCAGCAGCTGAGAAGTTTGACGTAGAGCGGGGTTATCGCTTCAGTACCTATGCGTGTACGGCTATTGTTCGCGAAATCTCCAAACAAGGCGAGTCTCAGACCAGGAAATGGGACCGACGATACGAGGATCAGGATGTGCAGAACACCGAGGCACCGGCTCCGAAGTCTGATGAACAAATTGATACTGCTGCGATCATGTCTGCTGCGGGACTCGACGATCTCGAAGCATTCACAATCCGCATGCACTATGGGCTGGGGGAAGCCAAACAGAAAAGTTTGACTGAGATCGGACGGATCGTTGGGCTTTCGAGAGCACGCATCGGTCAGGTGAGGGAAGATGCATTGACAAAACTTCGCGATGCGGTAAAAAATCCGGAAGATTGGCTTGCCAATTCGCTTTGAAGAAAGGATATTTGTAGTATGAGCGTCCTGAAACTGACAATCCTTGCTTTCCTGGCTCTGTGCTGATGGGCGACGCTCTCAACAGGGAGTATGGCGCTCTGCTCGGCATTACTGGACCTATCCTCATGGAGAGGGCATTCTGGTGGAACTCCATGGCCGAAATGCTCGAAAAGGAAGGCTTCGGGCAAGCAGCTTTGTACCTTCGCTCACAGGCGGAGCGTGCTGAGGAGGCTGTCCGATCACTGGCAAAGGCATACGAGAATGGATGAAGAAGGAATCCGAAAATCGATCCTCGCGGTCAAGAGGTTGCGCGAAACGATCCATGAGATGGAAGACAAGGTTGGAGAATTCGGCGATCTACTGTCTGAATTCGACGTTGACGATCAACGCAACTACGTGGTCCAGGCAACGGCCCGTCTGCGATCTTTCAATGCCGCCCTCCAAGCGTCGATTGACCAAATGAAAAAGGAACTAGGCTAAAGTCGGTCCGTGAGAGCGCCGATGGAGTGGTTATGAGCAAGCTACTGATGGGACTGATCGGAATCGGGTTCGGGCTTTGGATCATCAGCGAAGTCTTCGCTGCCCTGGAACGAGCATCGGACATCCTGTGAGAATCCTACTGCTCGCACTTTGCCTGGGCGGCTGCACAGCTCCGGAGAGTTCAAATGTCGCTTCGGTTGATTACGGCCCAATCTTCGATGTGTACCTTTCTGAAGGTCTTGAGGAGATTGATCATGCCTACTCGCGTCATCAATATCCGCACCGGCAACACATGGGACATCTACATCGGTCGTCGTCTTCGAGACTCCGAGGAGTGGGGTTTCGGAAACCCTTTCCGCAGCGGCACTCACGTTGAGAACATCAACATGTTCGGTTGGTGGATCATGACCGGAGATGCGATGGGGTGTGAAGACGCAACTGAGGAACGCCGCAAGTGGATGCTGGAGAACATCAAGATGCTTAGAGGCAAGCGGCTGGCGTGTTGGTGTAAACCACAACCGTGTCATGGCGATGTGCTGGCGCGAATGGCCGAGGAGGACTGATCATGAAGAAGATTCTGATTGCGGTTGGGTGCTGTTTTGTATTTGCAGGCTGTGCCAGCACGACGAAGATTGAGCCATCGTCCACGAGCCTGGAGGCGAGAGAGATGGAGCAGCGCCCAAAGAGAACACTGAAGACGACCATCACAATCATCAGAAGGGAGAAGAACGATGCTGACGACGATGCTGATCGGTAGCCTGTTGCTACAACCGCCTTCCATCGACTCGTTGCTGGAAGATGCTCATGAAGTACGAATCGAAACCAAACAAACATGGGATGAGGGAACGAGGATGTCGGACCACTCAGGATCTGCCATCGGTCCTGGACTCAGATCGCGAGATGCGGATGCAGCGATGGATGTGGCGGCCCCTGAACTGAGATTGCCAGGCGGTGGTAGCGCGTTGGGATCGGGCAGCTCGACGGACGTAACAGCGTCCATGCCGAACCCGCTGTTCATTATCGGAGGAATCTTGGTGCTTGGGGCAGCCTTCTTGGCCTACCCACTCAGACGATTCAGAGGAGCAGCCATTATCGGCGGATTCAGCGTTGGGGCAATCGCACTTGGCGTCACAATCGAGACAGTTCCATGGTCAATCGCGTCCATTGTCCTCGCAATCCTGGGAGTTGTGGGGTATTGCGGGGCTGAATGGCTAAGATCCCGGATCGAGCGGGAACGGGATGGTGTTGCCCAGGAGAGGGATGATACTCGGGAGGCACTGAGCATCCTTAAACGAACGATTGCCGGCCAGCCTGAAGCCGAGGCTGCGCTGGCTCAGCTGCGAACATCTCTGGGCGACGACGCCCGAGCGAAGAAGATCGACGAGGCCTGAGGATTGTTGGTGACGCTCCCCCCTCGCCCGGTGGGCGGGGGTTTCTCCATGCGCTTTCTGCAAAGTCTTTGGTCAAAATGTTTCTACAAAGTCTTTGATCAAAACATCGCCACAAAGGCCCAAGGGAGTTGGGAGTCAGTTGGAAGTCAGCTGGGAGTCGCGCAAATCGGCCCTCACAGGCTTGAAACGCGGATTTTTGGGGGCTGACTCCGCTGACTCCGCTGACTCCCAACTTTTGTTGGGTCGCAGCCCAGCAGAGGTGAGTGCTATCATACTATATTTTCTTTTTAACTATAAAAAAGAGAGGAGTCTTGGGAGTCAGGCGCACAAAAACCCCCTTGACGGGCACGTGAGGGCCGATTTGCGCGACTCCCAGCTGACTCCCAGCTGACTCCCAAGACTTCCAACCGCACCCACCCCTCCCTGGGCTATTATCAGGGGTAATGCAACGAGACGTAGAAAACCCGTTCACAGTCGAGGAAGTCGAAGCGGTGATGGAACCCGTCATGCAGCAGCGACGGGAGAAATCCGATGGCGATACGTCCAAGCTGAAGGGCCACAATCAGCCTGTGATGTATACGCCCGAGATGATCACCCACATGCTCAACGAGATCACCCGTACCGGCGTCGCGGAGACCGCTGCCCGGGCTTACGGGCTTCGGATCCGTAGGGTGCTGTACCTCCGACGTGAGCTGCCCGCACTTGAGGATTTGTGGCAGGAAGCACTCGATCTCTATCGTCAGCGCGTTGTCTGCGCGGTACACCGTCGCGGAGTGGAAGGCTGGGAGGAGCCGGTTTGGTATCAGGGCCAGCAGGTGGGTACTGTGCGGCGGTATTCCGATCGAATGCTGGAATTGCAACTCAAGAAGCACGATTCGTCCTATCATGACAAGTCAGTGACTGACGTGGTTCATCACGGGGGCGTGCTGCTGATCCCTGCTCCCGCCGACACCAGGGAAGAATGGATGCGTAAGCGAGGCAAGACCGATGAGTGAATCGTTCGTCGATCGCATCAGGGAAACCATGACGCAGAGACAGAAGGATTACGCTCCACCCGAGAAGAATCACCAGCTGACCGCTGATCTGCTGTCGTTGTGGCTTTCCAACCGACTCGGAGTTGACGTCGCGCTCAGCCCTGAGGATGTGTGTATGATCAACGTGCTCCAGAAGGCAAGCCGATTGGCGGAAGGGACTCACGATGATGGTTGGTTGGATATTGTGGGCTACGCGGAGAATGTGGCGCAGCTCAGAAGGGGTCAACGAAATGGCTGATCGCCCGGATTCCATCGCTCTTGGCGGGGTCACGATCAATATCGATTGGTCGGAGCGTGACGAACAGTTCAGCACATACCACGGTGCATACAGCAGCGAGCGGCGGCACATCAAGATGGTGGTTGGTCCGAATCCCGTGGATGAGCGGGCGACGCTGATTCATGAGATCATGCACGCTGTATGGGACATTGGTTGCCTTCGAGAGGGTGACGACGAGGAGAGGATTATCAGCGTCCTCTCGATGGGCATGACAGAGGCACTTGTTAGATCACCGAAGTTGCGTAGGTACCTCAGTGGCGAGTCTTGAATGGCGTGAGACAGAATCTGGCGTTCAGCCATTCCTCGTCCGAGATGACGGCACCGCATCCCCTGCCACCTGGGCACCACAGCCAGGTAGCCAAGAACGATTTCTTGCTTGCAGGGCGTGTGAGGCCCTCTACGAGGGCACACGCGGCCCGGGCAAGACTGACTGCCTACTCATGGACTTCGCCCAGCACTGCGGGCCAGAAGTCAAGACAGCTGCTGGGGAGCGATGGTCGGGATGGGGAGCGGAATGGCGAGGGATCCTGTTCCGCCAGACCTACCCACAGCTGAGCGACGTCATCGCGAAGACGCAGAAGTGGTTCCCGCTGCTGTTCCCGGGAGCCAAGTACAATCGCTCCAGTCATGTGTGGACATGGCCAACCGGCGAGTCGTTGCGGCTGGCGTATGGCGCTAAAGAAGCTGACTACTGGCAATACCATGGCCATTCGTTCTCGTGGATTGGCTTCGAGGAACTCACCACCTGGCCTGACCCACGGTTCTTCCTCAAGATGATCTCTTGCTGCCGATCCACAATGGCAGACATGCCTCGCAAGATTCGAGCCACAACGAACCCGTATGGTCCGGGCCACAACTGGGTCAAGCGGCGGTACCACCTGCCCACCCCCCCTGGGCGGATCGAGGGGGATCTTGTACAAGAAGCAGGCGAGCCCGAACGCATCGCCATTCATGGGCACTTGGATGAGAATCGAATCCTCTTGACCGCTGACCCAGATTACAAAGACCGGCTACGCAGTGCTGCTCGCAGCCCAGCGGAACTTGATGCGTGGTTGCATGGTAGCTGGGATATCGTAGCGGGGGGGATGTTCGATGACTTGTGGGATCAATCAGTCCACGTGGTCCCCGACTTCCAGATTCCAAGGACGTGGCGTATTGATCGATCGTTCGACTGGGGTAGCTCGGCACCCTTTAGCGTAGGCTGGTGGGCTGAGTCGGATGGTACGCCACTTGTGATGAGCGACGGACGACAGTTCCATACCGTCCGTGGTGACCTGTTTCGATTTGCGGAGTGGTATGGCACTTCTGGTCAGCCCAATGAAGGCATTCGCATGAGCCCGGCTGACATCGCACAAGGCATCGTGGATCGAGAGAAGTTATGGGGCATCCATGATCGCGTCAAGCCGGGACCAGCAGACCCTGCCATCTGGACTTCGGATGGTAGCCCAAGCATCGCGGCCATGATGTCAAAGAATGGCGTGAGTTGGATCCGCGCCAAGAATGCGAGGCAGCCTGGCTGGGAGGCTGTGCGATTGTATTTGCGGCAGTCTCGTAAGCCGCCCGGCGAGGCGATGCGAGAGAAGCCGGGGTTGTTCGTTTGTTCTGGGTGCAAGGATTTCCGGAGGCTGTTCCCAGTCACGCCACGTTCAGAACGGATTCCGGACGACGTCGATACTACGGCTGAGGATCATATTCAAGATGAAACGCGATACCGTGTAATGGCGTCTGGCACAAGGGTTCGTGGAGGTCGGGTAGTGGGGCTATAATCGCGCATGGGTATTACGTCTCGGCATCCGCTATACACCCAACACATTGACGACTGGATCACGATGCGTGATACGTATCGTGGGGAGCGTACCATCAAGGATGGCGGCACCAGGTATCTTCCCCCAACTGCCGGTATGATCCTTGATGGTATGGATACTGGTCAGCGTGGACGCCAGGCATTCAATGCCTATAAGACTCGTGCACGTTTTCCGAGCTTTGTGTCACAAGCCATCCAATCAATGATCGGTGTGATGCACCACAAGCCGCCCACTATTGAACTACCCGCCCGACTTGAGCCACTCCGCGAGAACTCTACTGTCCGGGGCGAATCCTTAGAGATGCTGCTACGGCGTATCAACGAGGAGCAGCTCACTACTGGCCGAGTCGGCATTATGGCGGACGTGCGGAACGGTGCTCCGGCAGGTGTCCTACCGCACGTGGCCACTTATCGAGCCGAATCGATCATCAACTGGGATGATGGCGAACGGGAGGAGTTGCGGCAACGGGTTCTGAACTTGGTGATTCTTGACGAAAGCGAATTCGTGCGGACACACGACTTCGATTGGGAGCACCAACAGCAGTATCGCGTCCTCATTCTCGGCGCCACCCGGGTGAATGAGGCTGTTGGGCCCTACCGGATGGGCGTCTTCGAAGACACACAGGCCACGTTCAATGAGGCACAGCTCATCGAGCCGTCGATCGCCGGTCGCACGCTTAACAAGATCCCGTTCGTGTTCATCAATCCATCTGACATTGTCACCACCCCGGACGACCCACCACTGATGGGCCTTGCTCGCCTCGCCCTGGGTGTTTACCGAGGGGAAGCCGACTACCGACAGGGACTCTTTCTTCAAGGCCAGGATACCCTCGTCATCATCGGCGACACCAGCGACGAAGACATCCGCGCTGGGGCAGGTGCTACCGTCCGCCTGGGCCAAGGCGGTGATGCGAAGTATATTGGCGTCAGTTCCGATGGTCTTGAGGAGCAACGACTGGCGATCCAGAACGACGAGAAGAATGCAGCTGAGCTTGGTGGGAAGATGCTGGATAATCGCGGAGGTGGGGCTGAGTCTGGTGAGGCTCTCCGGATCCGCGTTGCCGCCCGTACTTCCACTCTTCATCAGATCGCCCTGGCAGGCGCTGAGGGTTTGCAGCAACTTCTGCGAATTATGGCGGAGTGGGTAGGTTCCGATCCGGAGCAGGTGAGGGTCGCCCCCAACCTAGACTTCGCTGAAGGGAGCCTGGAGGGCAAGACTCTGGTGGACTTTATGGCAGCTAAGACCATGGGTGCTCCGCTGAGCAACCGATCCATTCACCGATTGCTTCAGGAACGCGACATCACGGAGCTTGACTTTGAGGAGGAGTTGGAGCAGATCGCCTCTGAAGGCGGCGAGGAACTTCCGCTGAGCCCAGATGGTCTTTGATCCGGAAAAGCAACTACCAGGTGATCGCAACACCGTCAATGAGCGATGGTTCGACGCGCTCGTCCGTCACCAGATCTTCTTGCTGCGCACTGCCGGGTCGGTGCGTAATGACATTATTGAGATCTTGAACGAATCCGAGGCTGATTTGCGATCTCGGATTCGAGACCGGCTCCGGGCGGGTCCGAACTTACAGCGTGCGGAGGCGCTCATCCAAGAGATTCGGGATCTGCGGGCTGCGGCTATGACTGCTACGGAGAATCTCTGGCTAGAGAGATTCCGTGAGCTGGTGGTTATGGAAGCAAACTTCGCTTCCAGTACAATCCGGGGATTGGTGCCCGTGGAGTTGGAAACCGCGATTCCCGCTGGCGCTACGCTGCGGGCGTTGGTTCGGGAGAGGCCATTCGAAGGCCGGACACTCCGCGACTGGGCACGGAATATTCGACAGGCCGACATCGATCGTATCAGCGCCCAGATTCGCATCGGCGTAACGCAAGGCGAGCCAGTTGATGTAATCGCGAGGCGTGTTGTTGGTACAGCGAGGCTGCGCGGATCGGATGGCGTCACGCAGATCACAAGGGGTAATGCGGCAGCACTCACCAGGACAGCAGTGATTCATTTCACCAACAGTGCTCGCGAAGAGTTCTTCCTTCAGAATCGAAATATCGCGACTCGCGAAGTCTGGGTCGCTACGCTCGATAGCAGAACGTGTCCGATCTGTCGAGCTTTGGACGGACAACGATTCCAGATTGGTGAAGGCCGGAAGCCTCCGGCGCACATCGGATGCCGGTGCGTGCGAGTCCAGATCATTGAAGAGGACTTGATTGGGCAGCGACCCTTCAAGTCCACCACGGAACGCCAGCTAGTTGAGGAGTTTAGCGAGCAGGAGGGACTCAACTTGATGCGATTCGCTCGAAGTGCCCTGCCCCGAGGCACTCGCGGACGCTTCGATGAGTTTGCTCGCAGGACGATTCGCAATCGTATTGGCCGCGTTCCGGCTAAGGTCACATACGATGAATGGCTCCGTACGCAGAGTGCAGCGTTTCAAGATGATGTGCTTGGACCTACGCGGGCTCGGCTGTTTCGCCAAGGTAATTTGACTCTTGACAAGTTTGTCAATCGTCGCGGTGACGAGATTCCGCTGAGCCAGTTGGCGCAACGTGAAGCCCAAGCATTCAGGGAAGCGGGGGTAGAACTATAGTTTCGTGGCAATGGTGCCAGAAAAGGAGAAGAAGCGATGGCGCTGAAGTTGATTCATGATTCGATCGACGAGATCCCGGAGCAGTATCGAGACCTCTACGCCGAGGAGGATGGCAAGTTCCGCCTGACTGGTGTTCAGGGGATCAAGACACAGGAAGACGTAGACCGTGTGCAGGAGGCTCTACGCAAGGAACGCGAGGATCACAAAGCGACGCGACAGAAGTACAAGGTCTGGGATGATTATGACTTCGATGAGGTCATGTCAAAGCTGGATCGTTTTGATGAGCTTGAAGTTGCCGCCAAGGGATCCAAGGAAGACATGGACCAAAGGCTGGAGGAGCTTGCGGAGAAGCGGGCTCAAAGTCGCCTTGCCCCAACCGAGCGAGAACTGAAGACCGTTCGTCGCCAAGCCGAAGAGTTGCAGGCAGAAGTCGAGACTCTGCGGCAGGAGAAGACCCGGCGCGAGATCAACGATCGTGTCCGGGAAGCTGCCTCCCAGGCCAAGATTCGTTCAGAGGCACTTGACGATGTCCTCCTTCTCGCATCAGCAGTGTTCGAGCTTGGAGAGGACGGACAGGTCCTAACTCGTGAGAACCGGTTTGGGATCCCCCCTGGGCTCAGTCCGGATGTCTTCATCGGTGAGATGCAGGACAAGCGCCCGCATTGGTGGCCGAACAGCACTGGCGGCGGTGCCCAGGGCTCGGGGCAGGGCGGTGGCTTCGCCAACAATCCCTGGGCTAAGGATACATGGAACCTGACGGAGCAGGGCCAGGTCATCAAGGAGCGCGGCGAGGAAGTCGCGGAGCAAATGGCTCGCGCTGCTGGAACGTCGCTTTCCCCGTGAGTCCTATTGGGGATACCATGAGATGATGGCAGTTCACCCCATGGTGGGCGTCAGGGGCTGTGATGGCTCTGCTGCTGAACACAATACCAGCAAAGGAGATAGAAATGCCCGCTGTCCAAGTTTCCGATATCATCGTCCCCCGCGTTTTCACCCCGTACACGCAACAGCTGACGGAGCAGAAGGCTCGCCTGGTGCAGAGTGGGATCCTGTCGACAAGTCCTATCCTCTCCCAGCTTCTGGCTGGTGGCGGCAAGACATTCGATGTGCCTTCGTTCCAGGATCTGGATGCGAGTGATGCTACCGGCGCTGACGAGGTCGCGACCGATGACATCTCCGACATCCAGGAGGCGAGTTTCGAGAACGGAACTCCGACCGACGCGAACCGGGGTGACCTGACTCCGATGAAGATCGGATCCAGTCAGGAAGTCGCGGTCCGCCTGTTCCGCGCCAAGGCCTGGAGTTCGACGGGGCTTGCTCGTGAGCTTGCTGGCGCTGACCCGATGCAGGCGATTGCCGATCGGGTGGCGTTCTACTGGACCCGGCGACTTCAGCGTATCTTTGTGTCCACGTGGAATGGCGTGATCGCGGACAATCTGGCCAGCCCGTCTGGCGGGGACACCCATGCGCAGGGCGATCTCGTCAATGATATCAGTGGTTCGAGCTTCACCGATGGTGTTACGAACTTCTCGGCTGAGGCGTTCCTGGATACGGCGCTCACGATGGGTGATTCGATGGAAGATCTGACTGCTGTGATGGTTCACAGCGTGGTCTTCAATCGCATGCAGAAGAACAATCTAATCGACTTTATCCCCGACGCCGAGGGCCGGACCATGATTCCGACTTTCCTGGGTCGCGAGGTTATCGTTGACGACGGCGTTCCGAGGACCGACAATGTCTTTGACACGTGGCTGTTCGGGTCTGACGCGGCCCAGCTTGGGTCCGCAAACGCGGATGTCCCCACTGAGGTCCACCGTGAGCCCCTTGCGGGTAAGGGTGGCGGACAGGAGATCCTTACTACTAGACGGATCTGGACTATCCATCCGACGGGACATGCTTTCATCCAGGGATCGATTCCTGACGGCGGCCCGAGCAACACCAATCTCGCGGCTGCGGCCAATTGGAGCCGCAGGTTCCCTGAGCGCAAGCAGATCAAGTTCGCGGTTCTCCGGACTCGCGAGGCCTGATTGGCGGAACCGGGGACATCCTTCCAGGAGGTTAGATGGCAGTAATTACAATCCCAAATCTCCAGCACCTACGCAAAGGCATCCGGAGCCTCGCCCGAAATCGCCGACGTCGCCTGAAGAGGTGGCTGTCGGCGGTCTCTGGAACTCTGGATGGGACTGGAACTGGCCAGAATTTCACGGCGGACATCGCTGACAATCAACTGGATATTGCGGGCCACGGCCATTCGTCTGGTGATGGTCCGTTTGCGATCACAACCACCGGTACCCTGCCGGGTGGGCTTCAGGCTGATACGCTGTATTGGGTTTCGGCGGTGGACGCCGATGCAATTCAGCTTCACTTTACCCGGAACGATGCAGTGCAAGGGATCAGGGCGGCAGCGATCTCCGGTAGTGGATCAGGTACCCACACCCTGACTCCGGCCACTGTTGATCAGGCGATTGTCGAGCACGTCCGGCAGGGTGTCAGCACGAATAGAATCCAGGATACGTCGGATATCGACGATCTGATATGAGGAGTTCCTAGGTGGAAAAGCAAGACATCAGCGAGGCGAACTCTGAGGAGCAGACCAAGTTCCATCTTGACGAGCGCATCAGCCAGCTATCTCAGCAGCGCGATGAATTGGAGAAAGAAATCTCCATCCTTCAACGAAAACGAGATCGCCTTCACACTTCTGAATACCAAGATGGGACATCGAAGGGTGATACCCAAGCCAGGATGGAATACATCCGGAAGCAGGCGGAGATCCGAGGGCTTCGGCGAGCCCGTCAGGTGGAAGCCCTCAAGGGCATCAACCCGAAAGATCTAGACCCGCGATCTCCCGTCGATCAAGCAATGTCGCGAAAGACTCAGCGCGGCACCGAACGTCCTCGGAGAGAACTACCGCCGAAGGAGTGACGGATGGCACGACTATTCCGTCAGCACGGGGTTGGCACGGCTCGTGAACAGGCAGCCCAATTTCACGCACGCGAGTCGCGAAGGGGCCGAGCGAATCCCTTCCTTGGTCTGTTTCAGACCCACTCATTCTTGAGTGGCTCGATCGATACGGATGCATTCTTCCCCGACCGGGCGAAAAGCATCACTTTCCACATCAGTTTGGTCATCACTGGTGCATCTCCGGTAGGTGTAGTGTTTGAACTCGGTTCCGCGGGCAACGGCCTAGCGGTATGGATCGCGTCAGCAGATCGCACCCTGCGGGCTGCGGCGGGAGATTCCATGACAGGCCCAGAGGGGGTGGGACCCGTCGTAAGCGAAGGGCAACGCTTGGCAATTACGTTCGCGATCCAACCCGCTGCCGGCAAAGCGCGCCTGTGGGTTGGAAGTGATTTGGTGATTGCGATGGAAGGAATTACCGCCGAGTGGGCCGACTCAGGGGATGGCAGCATCGCGCAGGTTGCGGGCACCGTCACGAACCGTATTGATCCAGCTGACCGTGTTCCTCTTAGCGACGCGGCAGTGGTGTCTCCGCTTGATGCGGCTCTCGGACAGGTTCCTCGTCAATTTCTTGAGGTGTCCTGATGGCGTTTGTCGTGGAAGATGGCTCAGGCGTGAAGAATGCCAATTCGTACGCCACCGTGCAGGAGTTCCGCGACTACCACACGGAGCGAGGACGTGATGTATCGGGCCTGACCGATGACAACATCCAGTACGCGCTGATCCTGGCAACTGACTACATCGATTTTCGCTGGGGACCACTCTTCCTGGGCAATCGGCGGTGGGAGTCTCTGCTGAGCCGCGGTACCTACTCGTTGTCGTCGCAGCCAGTGGATGGTGATACTGTGACGTTTGGCGATGTGACGTATACGTTTCGTGATGATCCATCCCAAACGGACGAAACGGAAATCGGCACCACGATTCTCAAGACGATCGCAAATCTCGCCGATGTCATTGTTGGTAGTGAGAACGATGACGTGACAGGTGCGGAGTTCCCCAATCCGGATCTACCCTTCGTCGTCATCTTCGCTACGATGGATGGTATTGCCTTGAGTAGTACCGTTGGTACGTGGTCCGAGAGCGCGACCAGCGGCTTCAGTGGATTGCGTCAGCCTTTGGAATTCCCGAGATCTGAGTTGCGAGATCGCAACGGCGAGTGGGTAACGGGCGTGCCGCTGAAGCTCCGCCAAGGCACCCATGAGTATGCGTGGCGAGCGAAGGATGTATCACTGGCTCCGGACCCGTCGGTAGATCCGACGGGGGCTCGTGTTACCCGCACTCGCAACAAGGTTGGACCCATCGAGACGGAAACGGAATTCGCCGAGGAAGGCATTATCACCGAACTCCGGCCATTTCCATCAGCAGATAGGTTGCTTCGAGAGTTCGTCAGGGTTGGTGGAGTCATCCGAGCATGATTGACTTCTCGGAGCTAGCAAACATTGCGGCTTCTCTCGTGGCAGAGAACGGACGCGAAGTCACCTTCATCCGTTTCGCGCAAGGTTTGCAGGATCCAGATAAGCCATGGCTCGGCCCCGCTGATCCTCGCGACGACGTTGATGCCGAAGCAATAGTCGATGCGGTGTTCGTTCCTGCCGGTGGTGGAGGACTTGGATTTGACGTTTCCGACAACGACCTACTCCGCCGAGCAGGTGCTATCTGCATTGTCGCTCCAGGCACTATTGATCCTCCGTTCGACCTGACAACGGCGCACGAGATCATCGACGAGGGTGGCGTGAGGCGAAGAATCACAACCGTGGAAGTACTGCGGCCCAACACTGCCACATTGCTCTACGTCATTGGAGTGGATCGCTGATGTCGCTTACCCGCGCCGAAGCCATCGACGAAATGCTGACGGTATTCCATGGAGCATGGTCTCCGACTGGACACCCAGTCAAGTACGACAACGTCGGCGCTATCTCCCCGCCACCAACCACCACATCCCCCTGGGCACGGGTGGTTCTTCGGCATGCAACGTCTGAGCAAGCCACCCTGTCTGGTGTCGCTGGAAACCGAAGGTTTCGCCGATCCGGCTCCATCACCGTGCAGATCTTCACCCCCGTGGGTGAGGGGTTGCCTTCTGACGAGGATCTACCTAAGATCGTGCAGGATGCCTACGAGGGTGTTACGACTCCCGGAGGCGTGATCTTCCGTTCTGTAGCTATCTCGGAGATTGGCTCAGATAGAGAATGGTTCCAAGTGAACGTCGTAGCCTCGTTTGAGTACGACGAGATCAAATAGCGGAGAAGTCGAATGCCTCCAGTCAGCAAGATCGATTCGAACATCACTGGACTTTCATACGCAGAAGAGGAATCGCTGAATGTACTGCCGATGACTCCGGTTTGGATCGCACTTGAGCCGAACTCATACGACAACTTTGGCGGCGAGATCTCAACCGTCGCCCGCAATCCGATCAATGCATCTCGTCAGCGGCGCAAGGGAGTCATCACCGATCTCGACGCGAGCGGTGGGTTTGCCACAGATGTTACACGGCGAAATCTCCAGGACCTACTCCAAGGGTTCTTCTTCGCTAATTTGCGGCGGAAGGGTGAGGCGCAGAATGAAATCGGCATCACCACCCTGGAATTCACCTTCACGAGCGTGGATAGCCTGGTCACACGTTCCGGATCTCCGGCCATCGACCTGACTACCCAGTTCTCCGTCGGGGATCTGGTCTTCATTGACGGCGCAAACAATCCGGAAAACCGGGGGCTGTTTGCTGTCTCTGCTGTCACCACGACAACCCTTGAGCTGTCGGTAGCAGATGGATCCGGAACTCTCGCCACTCTGGTGGATGAGGGGCCAGTCAATACTGTGTCGATTGTTCAAGTAGGGTTTGAAGCAGGGTCTGATGACCTGGGTATGGACGCTGGTGGCTCACGCCCGGCTTTGACCAGCACGTTGCTCGACTTCACATCTCTTGGGCTCATTGTCGGGGAGTGGGTGTTTATTGGCGGCGATGCGTCCGGAACTGCCTTCAGTGACTCTGCGAATTCTGGATTCGCCCGGGTCCGGTCGATCGCGGCCAATCGCCTGGAGTTTGACAAGACCCAATCGACAATCGTAACCGAAGACGGTACCGGATTGACTATTCAGTTGTTCTTTGGCCGCGTCTTGAAGAATGAGTTGGCCGGTTCCATCGTCCGACGTTCTTATCAGCTTGAGCGCACCCTGGGCAAAGCAGACACAGACGATCCGAATGATCAGGCCGAGTATCTCGTTGGCTCGATCCCGAACGAATTTACCTTGAACGTCACGACTGCTGACAAGTTGACAGCCGATCTGTCGTTCGTTGCACAGGATAATGAGCAACGCGACGGCACCCTTGGCCCGAAGCCCGGTACGCGGGTCTCGCTCCCGGAGGCAGATGCCTTCAATACCAGTTCCGATCTGACCAGGGTCAAGATGTCGGTAATTGATCCGGAAAGTTCGAACCCTGATCCGCTGTTTGCGTTCGCGACTGACATTACGATCAGTTTGAACAACAACGTGTCGCCGAACAAGGCAGCGGGCGTTCTGGGAGCCTTTGATTCCACAGCAGGTACGTTTGAGGTGGGCGGCGACATCACGGCCTACTTCGCAAACGTGGCGGCAGTTCAGGCGGTTCGAAACAACTCCGACATCACGCTTGACATGCACTTGGTCAAGCAGAATGGCGGCATCTCGATCGATCTTCCCCTCATTACGCTCGGCGATGGCCGCGCCAACGTCGAGCAGGATCAGGCAATCACGCTCCCACTCACAAACGAGGCAGCGACGGGTTCCAAGATCGACCCGGCACTTGACCACACCATGCTCATGGTGTTCTGGGACTATCTCCCGAATCTCGCCGACTGAATTAGGAGACACGAATGGCACTGAAGCGACAGTTCGCGACCGACACAGATCTCGAAACGCAGGGAATCGTGATCGACTATGGCGATGTGCGAGTGCGGATCGCACGGGCCGGCGGCTCAAACAGACGATTCACCCGCGTTCTGGACCAGAAGACGCGTCCGCTGAGGCGGGCGATCGCGGCTGGGTCACTGGACGAGGAACGAGGGCGGACCATCCTGGCTCAAGCGTATGCTGAGGCGGTTGTACTCAGCTGGGAGACCCGCGTGGATGGAGAATGGCGCACCGGCATTGACCCAGCCGATGTGGGCGAAAGCGGTGATGAGCTTCTGCCGGACACTCCAGAGAACCGACAGCGGGTGTTCGAGTACCTGCCAGACTTCTTCGCTGATCTTCAGCAGCAGGCTCAGTCTTCCGCCCTGTTCCGAGCGGAGATCAACGAAGAGCTGGCGGGAAACTGAAGAAGGTCCTGCTCTACGCGCTGGAGCAAGGACCATACGAGCGGCAGATCATCCAGCAATGCATGCGGGAGCGGCTGCCTTTGCCGCAGCGCATCCAGGATGCCCCGGAGCTCTGCCTTGGCATGGAGCTTTACTACGGGGCGTTCCAGGATCTTCACACCTGCCGGCCATCAGGTTGGGGCGCACAGCCTATTCCGTGGTCAGCGATCTCCGATTACGCGGATTCCCTGGGGGTGGACGAGGAGCAAAGAGGGGACTTGTTTTACTTCGTTCGGGCTTTGGATGGCTGCTGGCTCGACTATCATCGAAGTAAGGATGAGTCTGGAAAGCTTCAGCGGAAGAATGCGCCTAAGGGCAAATCGCCTCGAAGGACAGGTAGGTAACGTCGTCAAACGAGCGGCGATTGCTATTGATCAGACCCTGGTCACATCCACTCCAGTAGATACCGGGCGTGCAAGATCCAACTGGATCGTGTCGCTGGGGACTCCGAGCGGAGAGACAGTTGGACCTACTTCTGAGCAAGCAGCCCTCTCCAGGGCTCAGCAGGAGATTGAGCGGAGGGTGCGGGGACAGGCCATTCACATCACGAACAATCTACCCTACATCGGACGACTGAACGAGGGTAGCTCCGCCCAAGCACCGGCTGGGTTTGTGCAGGCGGCAGTTCAGCAGGGCGTTGCCAGCATTCGGGGCGCGAGCATTGATACTTCCTGATGACCACTGAACGCATCAATGTCGTAGTTCAGGAGAGCGGTACCCGCACAGTGCAGCGACGATTGGCTACCGTCGGTACTGCTGCTGCATCTTCGGCGGGCGGTGTGAACCTTTTGCGATCCGCCCTGCTGAGCCTTGGCGGAGCTGCAATCTTGCGATCGACGATTGGTACGCTCGCGAACTTTGAGCAGCAGATTTCGACTGTCGAGGCCATCTCCGGAGCTTCCGCCAGTCAGCTACGGGAGCTAGAAGGTGCAGCAAGAGACCTGGGGGCCACTACCCGTTTCTCAGCTAGTGAGGCAGCGAGCGGACTCGTATTTCTCTCACGCGCTGGATTCACCGTTGAGGAGCAGCTGGATTCCCTTGAGGGGACGCTGAAGCTCGCCCAGGCGGGTGCCCTCGACTTGGGCACAGCGGCTGACATCGCCTCCAATGTCCTCAGGGGATTCCGTCTGGAAGCCGCTGAGACGGGGCGAGCGGTGGATGTCTTGGCGTTCACGGCGAACAACTCAAACACCAACGTGCAGCAACTGGGCGATGCTTTGAAATTCGTTGCGCCTGTGGCTTCGGGCGTTGGTGTGGAAATGGAGGAGACGGCGGCGGCGATTGGTGCCCTCTCCGATGCCGGGTTGCAGGCCACTCTTGCTGGAACGGGTTTGCGGCGAGTGATTTCTGAACTGGAATCCCCAGCGAGCAAGACACGGCGAATCCTCGAAAGCCTGGGGCTGGAAGCTAACGATGTGAGGATCTCGCAAGTCGGGCTCACCAATGCTTTGATCGCACTGCGAGATGCAGGAGTCGATACGGGGCAGGCTCTCCAGATCTTTGGAGACAGAGGTGGTCCGGCTTTCGAGGTCCTGTCATCTTCGATTCCTCAGGTTGTGAGAATGACCGAGGAGCTGGATAACGCAGGCGGTACTGCCGACGAGATCGCCAGGATCATGGACGATAATCTGAACGGTGCGTTGCTGGCGGTGCGATCTCGATTTGAGTCTCTCGTCTTGGCGTTTGGTGATGCTGGACCAACCAACGCTCTGACTTTGGCATTGCGTGCCCTTGCCAGAATTCTTACGTTTGCAGCCGATAACGTGGAAATCCTCGCGACCCTGATCGGCGTGCGTCTTGCAGCATTCGCGATCCCCCGAGCGATTGTTGCGTTGCAGGCGCTGCGAGTCGCCCTGATCGGTTCAGGGGTGGGAGCCATTGTGGTATTGCTTGGCACGGCGGTGGCAGCACTGGTTTCTTTTAGTGACCGGATTCGCATCACTTCTGATGGATTGGCCACCCTGGGTGATCTCGGCACCGCAATTTTCAATCGGCTCCAAGAATTGATCAGGAATTTCGTTTCCTTTCTCCAGGCTACCTTCCCTGATATCTCAGGGCTGTTCGAAGGGGTCTTCGAAGGCTTCGAATTCAGCCTGGAGGGATTCCTGAATATTGCGGCAGCCGGAATTGATACATACGTCTCTCTCTGGGTGGGTGGGACCAGGGCCATATTGGAAGTTGGTAGGGCGCTCGGTCCGGCATTACAAGACGTATTCGCTGGGATCGCCAACTCCATCATCAATATCTTCGAAAACGTCGTGGATTCGATCTCCGCAGTTCTCGTGGGAATCGGTAGGACTTTCGAATCGTTCGGTGGACGCATCCGCCTTGCTCTTCTCTCTCTGGGCCAGGCCTTGGATCAGCTGGCACGAGGTGAATTTGGCAATGCTGCCGAATCGATCCGGGATGCCTTGTTCCAGATCGAGGCTGGTACGGAAGGCATCACGGCGCGTATCGGCGCTAACATCTCCCAAGCATTGCAGGATTTGGGAGATGATACCCTCATTCCTCGCCTTGAGCAAAGTTCAGTCTCCGCATCAGAGAGAATCGCGGCTGCCATCCAGCAGGGATTTGCGATTGGCTTCGCCCAGGTGGGTACCCCGATCGGAAGTCTGCTTGACAGCCTGTTTGAAGAAGCTGAGCGGATTGCCCAGGAGCGTGCCGCTATGGTCGCTGCTGAAGGGACTAGAGGCGAGGGAGGCACTGGAGGTCCTCAGACGCCCGCTCCAGCGGCTCGCGGTTTGGAGGAGGCGCTGGCCAGGCTTGACCGCGAAGCACAACTGCTACGCCTGAGTTCCGCTGAGAGGGAAGTGCGTAATGAGCTACTAAGAATCGAAAACGAATTGATCAATCAAGGCGTCCAGCTGGATGCAGAAGGACGCGAACGACTTGAAGCTGAGTTGCGGCAACTGCGTCAGCTGAATGAAATCAATACAGTGCTCGATGAAGTGCGGGGCTCGGAGCTTGATCTGGCTGCCGCCCAGGAGGAGTTGACTACCAGGCTGGAACAGGGGTCGATTACTGCTGGGCAGGCTGCGATCGCGTTCTCGCGTCTCCAGCGAATAGCTTTGGAGTCTTCCACATCCGTGCAGGCTGGGTTCGTGCGCGGGTTTGCTCAGATCAACGAATTGCTGAACGATTTCTCAGTTCAAGCCGAAACCACGTTGGTTAATGCTTTCCGCAGCGCAGAGGATGCGTTCGTGGACTTTGTCTCGACCGGCCAGTTCAGCTTCAGCAACCTGATCGATTCGATGATCTCTGATTTGGCCAGACTGGCGTTTCAGCAGGCTGTCGGCGGTGTGATCGGTGGATTGACTGGTGGCTCTGCGGGCTTCGCCGGCAGTCTGGGCGGATTCCTCTTTGGTGGCGGACGGGCAGCGGGAGGTCCGGTGGACCCCGGTCAGTCGTTCCTTGTTGGGGAGCGTGGCCCTGAACTCTTCACACCGGCAATGCCGGGTATGATCACCCCCACGCAAGCCCCACAGCAGCCTCCGCAGGTGAATGTAAGCGTTGTCAATATCACAGATCCTGATGAGATCACGTCTGTGATGGGAACGCCTGAAGGGGAGCGGGTGATTCTCAATACGATTCGACGCAACCGCCGCGCAATCAGAGAGGTGAATGGCTAATGGCTTTTACGCGAGGTACATCCAGCGATTACAGAGACCTACTGGACAAGCTCGACCAGTTCCTAACCAATAGGCACGTAGCCACCGTAGTTATCGACTCGCCAGGTGCGGGCTATTCCACCGGTGATCAACTTACTGTTGCCGGAGGGACAGTGGTGGGAGGAATGATAGCACGGCTAGAAGTTACATCCATCGGAGCTACAGGCGACATCACCGGCATTCGAGTCTTCGATGCCGGGGCATATTCTGCTGACCCACCGACTTCTGGGAATCTAGCCACGGGCGGCACAGGGAGTGGAGCTTCCTTCAGCTTGACCGTCGCGGACACTGGCTGGTTGAACCGAATCCGAAACATCTCCAGCGCCACGTCCAGGGTGGTGGTTAGTGATGGATTCGTCGACAATAACGGCAGTGGCTATGTGGATGGCGACATCGTAACGCTAGCCGATACAGTGCCTTCCACAAAGAAGGCCCAGTTTCGCATCGATTTCACCGACAAAGCACTATTCAGCAACAGTGATGTAATCTCAATCAGCCTCGAAGATGAGGGTGATTACGAAACTGCTGGGGCGATCGGGGGCACAGAAAGCACCACCGGGGGCTCAGGATCAGGCTTGGAGATTAGGCCAAAATGGATCCCTGTCCGAGATGAGTACCTGTGGGAGAGTAGCAACGGCGTAGTGGTCGGCGCACGGTCGGGCTTCTCCGCTGACGAAGATCAGGTTCTGTGGGAACTCGCTGGATTCACGGGATGGAACGGGACTAGTGATTGGGAATCGCAGCCTGGCATCTCCCCTGGGCGAAACGACTTCAAGAACGAGAATGGCGCAGCTTTGCTGCTGTCCACGTCTACGATGTCTTTCTGGTTTGCTGCCACCACTGATCGCATCATCGTGGTGGTTGATGCGGGCGGCAATCAGCAATCCGCTTACCTTGGGCTTGTGGATGCGTTCGGCACGGACGCTGAAATCCCCTACCCCATGCTGGTATGCGGAAGTTCGTCAAGGTTCAACATCAACCTAGCATCGGCAGGATTGGCATCGAGAGGGCCAGCAGACCCGACAGCAGCACCTGTAACCAGTGGGAGCATCGACAAGGGGCCAGGGTTCTGGCGCGAAGGTGATGCGTCCTGGAAGTCAGTGAGGAATGGGCAGGGTTCGTCGACAATTGGCAATATCCAGCAAATCTACCCCATATATCCTTGCGGAAGAGTTACGCAGGAGGGGATGGATCCGATTGATGAACTCAATGATCCCGATCTGGGGCTCAGTTTTCGATCTTTCATCCCATCTACGAGAGTAGGGGCTTCAGAAATCCGACTGCTTCCGTCCCCCGATTCTGTCGAAGGCAGTACGTATTGGCCTGTGCCTTGCCTACTTCTTCGCGATCTGGGTGAAAACGCGCCCAACCAGCGGGAGGATCCAGTCAGCAAGCGTCCGCTTGGAGCATTGAGGGGGTTGTTTTGGGTGAATCGGGAGGGTAGCCTCCAGGTAGGTGATCGCATCCAGTCAGGGAGTAGATTCATGCGTGTGTTTCGAATGGGAGGCAACACCGCTAGCTACGCGCACTTTGCAGTGGAGGAAGCCTAATGGCATTCGAGACCAACACGCCTACAAGCATGAATGACTTGATGGCATCGCTCTCTTCATTTGCACAGCTGCTGGGTTGGACTGAGAATCGGCTCACACTCGATACCGGCTTCGGCGGTACCGATGGTCAATTGTCTTTGGCGAAAGGCTCGAATCACATCCACTTCGCGTGGAATGAAGGAGAGGCCAACCATATTAGCATGTATCAATCTTTGGGATTCGACGGCCAGGTTGATCAGTGGGAGCATCCTGAAGATAGCGGTAATGGTGAGGATAGCGAACCATCCGAGTTCTGGTCTGACAGTACCATCCTCCAGGAGAGGGCGATCGCCAATATCGGGTCTGGGCCGTACGAGAGTTACTGGTTCTACGGCGATGGTGACTACGTACACATTGTACTGGAATTCTCTCCCGGACGGTTTCGCCACTTTGGGTTTGGCACCTTGGACAAATCGTGGGACTGGACCGGCGGAGAGTATTGCTACGCCCACACAGCGCGAATCCCTGATCCGAAAGCGGATAACTACGATTGCCTACTCGCATCTAGCGGCACTTCAACACTAAGCCGGGAATCATTCGCAACTATTCACGCAGAGGGCCTACCGAATCAGGATCCCACATCCAAGTGGGGAGTCTTCCTGGTCCAAGACACAATCTCCGAGATGGGTGCCGATCGAGCGGGGAACCCCCGCGTGCGATTTGATGGCGGCGCTCCAGGTGGCGTGTTCGGCACAGTATTCCTTCAGATGACAGCCGATGCTGGGCAAGGATTCCTGCCGCTTTCACCGCTCGGGATTTTTTACACAGACGTCTCTGTTTCTCCACCAGAGGCATATCTAATGGGGTTTCAGCCCGACGTTGCCATCTTCAATGGGCGCAACTATCATCCTGCGGATGAATTTACTATCGGCAGTGATACTTATCAAGTCTTTCCGCATGCACGAAAAACACTCGACGAAGGCAGTAATGACCGAAGTGGCGTGAGTAGGAACCTCTTTATCGCATACCGGAAGATCATTGGTGGCGGATCTACATAGCTTCATCGATGATAGATCTGGGCTACTTGGTAGTCTTGGTGCTGATCGGCATGTCCCGCCCGGTCAGGATGCACCACCACTCACTTGGCGATTGGCGCGTCCTCCCGATCCTTTCGTCATCACCACTGGATTTGACGTCCTGGGGACAAGGCTTGTTGACCCGACCCCCAACCTGGGCACAGCGTTGACAATCGTGCCGGAAGCGCCGATTGCTGAGATCCTTGAGTTCCTCACAGAAATCATCGAAGTTCTTGATGGTTCGGAACAGAGGATCTCTTTGCGTAAGAACCCAAGGCAGATCTTTGAACTGACTTATCGACTGGAGGGCAAGGATCGGCGACGGCTGGAGAATATCCTTTACGATAAGCAGGATGAGGAACTAGTGCTGCCGGTCTGGACCGAGCCGTTAGCGCTCGCCTCAGGCGGTGAGGTGGAAGACACGAGCATCGACTTGACATCCATCGATTTCGCAGATCTGCGCATTGGCGGACTGGCTATCTTGCTGCGATCCGATGGAATCTCCAATATCATTGACGTGACAGAGATCGATGCGTTGCAGGTATCTTTCAGTACGCCACTGAGGAATGCTTTCCCGGCAGGGACGACTGTATACCCAGCGCGGAGAGTCAATGCCCGAGAACTAATCCAGGGAAGCCTCGCCCCAGTAAACGACGAGGAGCTATCCATCCGGTTCCTCGTGCAGGACAATGACGTCGGTGAGGGTTTCGCCGACTCCAGTGCATTCCCTACTCTTGAGGGTAAGGTCCTACTTGATGGCCCCAATGCCGTAGGTCGAAGGCTGTCAGTGACGCTCCAACGCAGATTGATCGAGTTGGATAATGAGACGGGTAAACGATCCCAGGTTTCGCCATGGCCGACATCCAAACGAGCTTCGGCCAAGGGGTTCGTGACAACGAATCGCGAAGATTTGTGGGCAGTGCGGCGGCTGTTGCACGATCTCCGTGGTAGGCAGGAATCGTTCTTCTTGCCAACATTCTTTGATGAACTGGTTCCGTCTGGTGACTTGATTAGCGGTAGCACTCTACTCCAAGTCGATAACGTTGGGTTCGCCGAATTCACCAAGGGACGTGCGCCGTCACGCAACTTGATTCGGGTTCGCAAGACGGACGGGTCAATTCTGACCAGGTTCGTTTCCACGGTGCTTGAAGTTGATGATTCCACTGAGCAGATCACGGTTGATCTCCCGTGGCCAGAGGACATTCCCACAGAAGAAGTCGATAGAATCGACTACGTGGAACTGGTGCGATCGGCTACGGATGAGATCCGTATCACTCACCTGGATCCAGCTGGTCAAGCGCGTACTACGTTTCCGGTTCTTACCGTATTTGATGAGTGATATATGGCATTCACGGACTTTGAACTTAGCCAAGCGAGCGGTCAGCCAATTGAGCTGTACGAGTTCAACCTGGGAGGTACGACGTTTGCGTATACCACCGGGGAAGCCGTATTGGTCTCTGGCCTGACTTTCATCCCGGCTGAAATCTCCCGCAGCGCACTGAGCTTCGGTCCTGAGATTCGGCAGGATGTGGTGCAGGTCACGATGCCCAGGGCGTTGCCGCCTGCCGATCAGTTCGTCGGGATCGTTCCGGGGCAGCAGCTGACTCTGACCATCCGCAGACTTCATCGAAACGATGCGAATCCGATTGTACCGGAAACGGTCGTCATCTTCAAGGGCATTGTCCGAACGGTCGGCTACGCAGTGGACGGGGGGCGAGCGACGCTGGTAGTTGCACCGTTGACCGAAGGTCTATCTGCTGAAGCCCCACGATTCACATTCCAGGGTCTCTGCAACCACGTCCTCTATGATTCGAGGTGCAAGGTGGTCGAGGAAGACTTCTCGGCGACTGACAACATCAGCGGCGCAGATGGGAGCAGCGTGATCGTACCCATTGCGTCAAATGAGGTGGACGGCTTCTACAACGGGGGTTTCGCTCGCTTGGCGAATGGTGATTTCCGGCTGATCCTTCGTCACATCGGCAATACCCTGGACCTACTGCTGCCATTCGCTGGCAACGTCGTCGGGTCGGAGGTGACAATCTTTGCCGGCTGCGATCACACCCTGCCAACTTGCAAGGATAAGTTCAACAACGTCGTCAATTACGGCGGCTTTGCTTTCGTTCCGTTGAGAAATCTCTTTGAGGTGGGGATCGACTGATGGGGTTCTTCATCACAATGTTCCTGCTGGCTGGACTATCACTGTTGAGCCAGATCCTCCGCCCAAAGCCAGACAATCAAGGCGCGAAGGCACCCAGCCTGGGAGATTTTCGATTCCCTACAGCGACCGAGGAACGAGTGGTTCCGTTGGTATGGGGGACCGTGAAATTACAAGGGCCGAATGTCGTATGGTATGGCGATCTCCGGCGTGAAGCAATCAAACGCGGCGGTGGCCTGTTCGGCGGCGGTGTGACTGTCGGATTCCGTTTCTTTATCGGAATCCAGTTTGCCCTCTCGCGAGGACCGCTGGACAATATCTTCCGCATCTGGGCAGGTGACAAACTCGCTTGGGAAGGTGATGTCTCTTCAGAGGCCGACATCTTCATCGACGAACCTGAGTTGTTCGGAGGCGAAGATCTCGGGCAGGGTGGGGTTCAGGGTACACTGGCGTTCTTCCGAGGCACCGAATCACAGGAAGCCAGTGCCTACCTATCTCAGTTCCAGCAGCAAGGCGGCGACACGCCCGCGTACCGAGGTACCGCATATTGCGTCTGGGAGCAGGGATTCATTGGCACGAATACTCAGATTCAGCCCTGGTCTTTCGAGGTGCGGAGGTTGGCACGCGGCCCAAGCGGGGCTGCGTTGGGCGTAAACGGAGATGCCGATTCAAATCCGGCATTCGTGCTTTTCGAGATTCTGACAAACGACGAGTGGGGACTGGGCTTCCCCACAGCGGACATCGACATCGCCACCTTCAATGCTGCGGCCACTACCCTTCAGAACGAAGGGAACGGATTTTCCATGATCGTAGATCAGCCCACCGAACTCGGGCGGATCGTGGAGTTGATCCAGGAGCAGATTGATGGTACGGTATTCATCGACCCTGCCACGGGCAAATGGCGAATCCAACTTGTGCGTGATGACTTCGACATCGAAACGATCCCGCAGATCGACGAGACGAACCTGGTTGAGATCGAAGAGTTCACGCGCGGCGCTTGGGCTGACACGACCAACTTTGTCACGTTCCAGTTCGTCGATCGCGACCTAGACTATTTCGGCACCTATGCCATGGCGCAGGATATGGCGTCAATGAGAATCCGCGGATTGGCTAAGTCGAACCTACGGTTCCCTGGTGTCAAGAATGCAACACTGGCAAACATCCTTGCCTGGCGGGAACTGCGAGTGCTGGCTTTCCCACTGGCAAAGGCAACGATCACCGTAAATCGCGAGTTCTGGAATGCAGTGCCCGGGGATCCCGTCAAGATTACTGCCACCACCCTCGGCGTAGAGGACCTGGTGATGCGGGTCACGCAGGTAGACACTGGATCTTTGACAGATGGCGTAATCCGTCTTTCTCTTATCCAGGACGTCTTCGCGATTGCCGATGGGTCGTTCGCACCACCACAAGGCACGAGATGGGAGCCTCCATTCAATCAGGTTGTGCCGATTCCCACCGACGAGAGCGTGGCATTCGAGGCACCGAAGAAGTTCATCGAACTTGATCCTGACTTTATCACAAACGGCCTTCCGAACCGGGTCTGGGCTGGAGCCAGGAATCAAGGCGATGGAGCTGTTGAGTTCGGGATTCGCACTAGGACTGGGACTGACCCATTCGTCACGGAACGAACCGTGCAGAGTTTCCTGCGGATTGGCACGCTCGCGGCGAATCTACCAGCCTCCACCACCAACACAGCCATTACATTGATCCCAGATCCGGACATGGTCGATGTCTTTGAAGCCGTGGATGACGTGATCAATGGCCGACGACTGAGCCAACTGATCTTGGTTGATGATGAGTTCATGCTGGTCGGGGCGGGCAGCGGGAACGACATCGAGAATGTGTTTAGAGGAGTGCTGGATAGCGCGGCTGCTTCGCACGAAGCTGGTGCTGATGTCTTTTTGCTTCTACTTGGTGGCGGGATTGGTGACCGCACATTCCAGAACGGCGATGTTGTTGATGTCAAGTTGATCCCTAGATCCGAAGACACGCAACTCGATGAAGCCGATGCTCAGACGCTGCAAGCCGTCATGCAAGATCGACATCTTCGGCCGTACCCCCCAATTGGACTGACGATGAACGGGTCGGTAGAGTATCCCACCAATCCCGTTTCCCTAGACGCGAATGGCAGCCTGGATGACTCAGGCATCTCGGTTGGCTTCATCAGGCGGGACTTTGACGAGGACCAGGAGAATGCCCGTCACTTGGAAGGTGACGCGGCACCATCGAACAATACAACCATCTATCGAGTCAGGGTATTTGAGTCTGGAATGGAACTTTTCGCTGAGAACTTCAACGGTGGGGCTAATACCGTCTTCATTGATCGCACCAAGGTACTGCGTTTCAGCGGAGGGGTACCTTCTGAACTCCGGGCGGACGTCGAGACCCGACACATGATTGGGGGCGACGACTTCGACGCGCTTCAGCCTTCCTCGCACACGTTCCCGGTCAGTTCAGACCTATCGGGCTATTTCTTCTTCGGCGTATTGCAAGCCGGAGACATCTCCAGCTCATGGACTGCGCCCGACACGGGGGATTACGGCTTCGATATCGGCACAACGAACAGCGGCGGCACGATAGAAGCCCGCATCAATGGAGGAGCGTGGCAGCAGGTGATCGCTTCCGGCGCATCTACGGGCACGCTATCCTCAGTTACAGCTGGCGACATCGTGGAGGTGCGTGCCACCGGACTAGACTTTGGGAGTACACGGGACGAGACCATCGTGGAAGTTATCGCTCCGTCGAACCCTGAAGGGGCATTCGCGATCTTTGTCGCATAGGAATAAGCATGTCTGAGGAAAAGACACTCACAGTCACCGAGAAGGAACTCGAACAACTCGTCGAACGTGTAACCAGAAGGGTTCTGCATGACATTGGTGTCGATGCAACAGACACGTTTGAACTCCGGCGCGATTTCACCTTCGTCCGGGAATGGCGACAGGGATCGGAAATGGTACGAGGAAAGATCACACTGACGATTGTCACTACCTTGGTGGCAGGAGCGATTGCTTCGCTCTGGTTGGGCGTTCGCCAACTTCTCTCATCGTGAGGACTTACCATGTCGAATGATGAACTGATCGCTGCATACCACCGGAACGGTGGCAACATCGCTGCTGCTGCGCGAGAACTGGGAATTGCCCGCTCGACAGCGCACGATCGTCTCCGGGCCGCAGGCGTAGGCCGTAGCAACCCGATTGCTGAGGGACGGGTAGCAGCGATGCAGCCCACCGAGATGCCTGTCCCGGAAGAGGGACGCACCTACATCATCACATCCGCCCAGAATAACACCTACATCCACAAAGAGACATGGCGGAATCTTCAGGCCTTGGCCGATCACCTGGGAGCGGAGATCCTGGTCGGTACATTCTCGTACAACCGGGGAGCGTACGGCAAGCTCTCTACCAAGAGGGGCAAAGACGCCCCTAAGGAGAAGGATCTTTGGTACGACCCGCATATCGAACCCTATATCCGTGATGAACGTCTGGAACTTGCACCCGGATTGCAGTGGTGCGGGGAGATGAACATCCTGCCAACAGCGGTAGATCCCTTGGCCGGTTTCGAAACCTACAGCGGGCAGGCTTCGGCGATTTTCCCTCATGCCAAGATCGCCATGCGGAGCATCGCGGCAGGCGTGAAAGGCGTGCCTGCCAAACACACATACACCACGGGATGTGTGACGAAACGCAACTATGTACCAAAGAGGGCAGGACTCCGGGCCGAGCATCACCATACCTACGGAGGACTGATCGTAGAGGCCAAGCCCAATGGGTGGTGGGTGCGGCAGCTGCATTGCACAGACGACGGTGTGATGCAGGACTTGGACGTCGTAGTGAAGAATGGCACGGTCCGCACAGGGCAGCGCGTAGAGGCCATCACGTGGGGTGATGCTCATGCTTTGCTGCTCGACCCAGACGTCGAATCTGAAATGCACGACATGCTTGATGCGCTACGGCCCAGATATCAATTCGCACACGACGTCATGCTGGGATCCGTAAGCAACCCCCACTCAACCCGCAACCTACACGAGCAGTACATGAGGTATATCCGTGGGCATGGATGGTCGAGTCTTGAGCATGAGTTGGCGGGCTGCTCGGACTTCCTCCGATCAATAGCGCGCGAAGACGTTGACACGATCGTGGTTGACTCAAATCACGACAGACCATGGCTGGAACGGTGGATGCGGGAACAGGACGGGCGATCCGACCCGGCGAATGCGATCATTTGGCTCCAACTGAACTTGGCCTGGTACGAAGCGGCGCGCGATGGGCGCAGGTTCCATGCCCTCAAGCACGCCCTCGAACTAGTTGGCCTCCCAAAGGGTACAGCAAGATTCCTGCTGGAGGATGAGTCTTTCATTGTCGCGGGTGTGGAGTGTGGGATGCATGGCCACCTAGGCGTCGATGGAAGACGAGGTAGCCCTCGTCAGCTTCGGCTGGTAGGCCGGAGATCCAACATCGGCCACTGCCATTCGGCAGGCATCTGGGACGGCTTGTACGCGGCTGGTGTGTCTTGTGAATTGGACCTGAAGTACAACTCAGGGCCAAGTAGCTGGTCTCACAGTCACATCATCACCTATCCCACGGGCAAGCGATCGATAGTTACTATGCAGAAGCAGGGCTGGAGGTCACTGCGCTAACCTTTCCCCACCGGAGACTCCCTGCAACAAGGCATGATGCGGAAGTGTTCGGGCAGGTAATCCATGTCTGCCATCTCCGCAGCCTCCATATCCCGGACCGCTTCTGGGGAATCTCCCCGGGCGGTATATACGTTGACGTGGAATCGACGCAACCGCTTCACGTCACGGCATCCCTTTCGGTGGATCTGGAACTCTTCGTCGATCTCCGGCACGTTTCCGTTCAGTACAACAACCTGGTAGTCCATCACTCACCATCCTTCCTACTCCAAGTATGCAATCTGACTCCCAACTTGGCAACCAAATACGGGAGAATATCTTCTGGAAGTCAGCTGGGAGTCGCGCAAATCGGCCCTCACAGGCTTGAAACGCGGATTTTTGGGGGCTGACTCCGCTGACTCCGCTGACTCCCAACTTTTGTTGGGTCGCAGCCCAGCAGAGGTGAGTGC